ACGGACAACACACCTATACCATATACGCTTTCTGGACCGATTTAATTAGAGACAACAATTCTCGTATGAAGTCTTGGGGAGACTCAAGCAAAATGATATTCGGTTGGTATGACCTTAGGGAGTACAACAGAGCATCAGACAACAGCTTTGAGATAATACTTTGGAATAATAATTCTTTTGATTTGCGCTACGGCCATTTAGATATTATTAATCATGATGTATTAATTGGTGAAGTGGGAGCCAACAAAGATGACTCCTATACTTACTACTATCATGATGAATGCGGTACAGGTACAACCAACTCATCTTCTTGCGTCAATAAAAATTGGAATGCAACATCTATCAATACCACGCTAGAAAATGGTGGATCTTTATATGGCGCAGGTAGTGGCAACGGTATTGATTGCAGCAATCCTTTAAATGATTCTAGTTGTAGCGGTTATGCAGATGCTTTATTAACGCAACAATGTAATATAAATTCTCTTTATGATGAGTCTTGCCCCTATTATTGGGATGCATATGATGACCAGCAATGCGATTTAGATCCTCAGTATGGCCCATTCTGCCCTGGCTACAGCCAACAAGAAGACGTGGGGTATTTTCAAGAAGATGAGTTTCATTACGGTTATGAAGAAGAAGAGCAGTTTGGCTACGAAGAAGAACCGATGTTTGAAGAGTTTGTATTTGAATTTGACGAACAGCACTTTGAAGAACAAGAGTTTATGTTTGAAGAAGAAATAATTTTTGAAGAGATGTTTCGTCAAGATGATTTTGTAGATCCATTTCCTTTGATACCAGATTTTGAAATGCCGAGTGAAGAAATATTTATTCCTGTGGAAGATTTAATTATTGAAGAGTTTATTTTTCAAGAAACATTTTTGGTAGAAGACTTTAGAGAGCCTGAAACTTTTATTGAGCTAGAAACTATTGAAGAATTAGAAGAATGGTTTGAGGAAGAAACTAGAAGAGAAGAAGATATTGCAGTATTAGAAGAACCAGAAGAAGAGTTTATAGAGGAAATTTTTGAAGAAGAGGTCGTTGAGGAGGTTTTTGAAGCTATAGAAGAAAGACTGGCTGAGGCTGAAATAGAAGAAGAGAGAATAGAGAAAGAAGAAATTATAGAAGAAGATGTATTTGAAGAAGAGTTTGAAGTTGCTGAAAGAGAAAATACAAAAGGTGAAAGTTCAATTAGTAGAGAAGTGGCTCTTAGGGTGGTTGCATCTACAATAAGAACCGCAAATCAAAGTGTTAGCGGTACTAACGCTGGTAATTCTATACATGCTACAGGCAATAACGTGGCTGCTGGAAATGCCGTAAACAACTCATCTACAGCTGGTTTTAGTACAAGCAGCTCCCCTAGCATGTCAGATCAGTTTGCATCATCTACGGCTCAAACCAATCAAGTTCTTGATATGAGCAGTATGTCTGTATCAGATTCTTCTTTTGGCTCAACAACAGTAGGAACAGAAACGGTAACAACAGAAGTAACAGTTGCTAATGTAACAACAGAAACAACTCAAGATCAGATGGATACATCTATTGCATCTGTTGATTCTGACTCAGAAACTACCGTTGAAAATATTATTGCTCAAAACTTACAAACAGCTCAAGAACAAGTTGCAGCTAAACAAGAAGAAACTGGAGAGTATGGTTCAGAAAACGCTATTATAGCGGTTATGGGCTTTTTGCCAGGTTTTAATAGTTATAGAGCAGTAAACATACCTGAAAAAGAATTTTGGTATGAACCAAAAAGCATTTATACTAATAGCAACCTTTCAGATAATACTGCGGCTTTTTATGGGCTAGCAGGACAAAGCATAAAAACTTTGACTGAATTAAAAGAATTACAGCCAACATTATAGGAGACTGAAATGAATTGGTTTGAAAATAAAACAACGCAATTAATAGCTCTTGTTGGTATTGTTACAACGCTTGCTGGCTTTGGCTATCAAGGCGCTCAGTATGTTAACAGATTAGATAACCTAGAAGCTCAAATAGGCGGTATAGGTGATACCGAACAAAAACAAAAAGTTATTGAGGAAAGATTTGCAGGTATAGAAAAGTCTGTACAGTATTTAGAAAAACAAATAGACGGCATTTCTGTTCCAGATGTTACTGAAATAAAAACAGATATAGCTACTATTAAAGCTGATCTACAATCTCTTGATAAGGAAATTACTAAACTAGAAAGTAAATTAGAAAATAAAAATCCATTAGCGGGGTAATTATGAAATTTGGTTTAATTAAAAATGTAGTAGGAGCGCTTGCTCCAACTTTAGGATCTGCATTAGGTGGGCCGTTAGGTGGTCAAGCAGCGTCCGTTATTGCTGGTGTGCTTGGATGTCAATCAGATCCAAAGTCTATTAATAAGGCTATACAAGAAGCTACTCCAGAACAAATGTTAGAGCTTAAAAAAGCTGAACAAGATTTTGAACTTCAGATGAAAGAGCTAGATGTAGATATATTTAGATTAGAAACAGTAGAAAAACAAGATGCTAGAAAAACTTTTAACAAAGATTGGACAGCTAGAATTATGGGTATTGCTGTTGTTGGTGGATTTATGGGCTATATATTTTTAGTAACTTTACAACCGCCAGAGCAAAACTCTGAAGCTTTAATTAATTTAGTGTTAGGATATTTAGGTGGGTTGGCATCAGCAGTTATATCGTTTTACTTTGGCGCATCCAATACGGGTGATAAAAAAGATGGCGAATAGAAATACAGTACAATCTGTTGCATCAGACTTAAAATCTCACGAAGCCAAGTGTGAGGAAAGATGGAAAAGTATATTCAAAGAAACAGCAGAGATAAAGCAAGAAATGAACGATTTAAACAGAACCCTAAGAATGGCAGTTTTTGGGACTTTCGGTTTTATGGGAACTTTATTAATTGCTTTCGTAACAATAGTATTCGGAACCTAATGCATACTTCAGACGAAGGTTTTTGTATCATCAAAAAATTTGAAGGCTTGCCTGTTAATGATGACGGTCAAGCAGTTGCATATAAATGTCCAGCAGGCGTTTGGACAATAGGATACGGCCATACCAAAGATGTTAAAGAAGGTGATGTTTGGTCTAAAGAAAAAGCTGAATTTATGCTTTGGCAAGAATTAGAAGATGAGTACGAGCATTATGTAAACTCTCTTGTAAAAGTGCCTTTAAATCAATCTCAGTTTGATGCTTTGGTGTCTTGGGTATACAACCTTGGACCTGCTAATTTAAAAAGCTCTACCTTGTTAAAGGTTTTAAACGAAGGTAAATATGAAGAGGTACCTAATCAAATGAGAAGATGGAATAAAGTAAATAAACAAGTAAATGAAGGCTTGGTTAGAAGAAGAAACGCTGAGTCTTTATTGTTTGAAGGCAAAGAATGGGGTAAGGTTTAACAGCGGTTAAATTTATAGGAAAGGCTTATGCCTCATTCTACAGCTAGAATTGCTTTGGCTGGTGAATATCTAGCAGCATCTTACATGCTTAGATATTGCGACTCAGTTATTATGTCTCCATCAAATCATAGATCTGATTTAATACTTGATCACCAAGGTAAACTTTATCGAGTTCAAGTTAAAACAACAAATAAAATTTATAAAAGAAAAAAAGCAGATTACTACCGCTGGGAAATAAGATCTGGACGAAGAACTTCTAATAACACTAGACAAAATAAAATGGTAAGATATGGAGACGGTCAAATAGACTTTTTCTGTTTGGTTGCTTTGCCGATAAATAAAGTTATTTTTGTTCCTGTTGATAAAAAGAACAACTCAACTGAATACGCAAAAACTATAGGCAGTTTAGAAAAAATAGATTCTAAAGAATCTTTATTAGAAACTTTGTTATATGTGAATAAAACACCAAAACTAGAATCATTAAATGACGTTACAGAAAGCAATATTTAAACCAGGTATCAACAGAGAAGGTACTGATTATGATAACGAGGGCGGTTGGTTTGACTGCAACCTTGTTCGTTTTAGAAAAGGTAGGCCCGAAAAGTTTGGTGGTTGGGCTAAAGATAATAACAATACTTTTTTAGGAACTTGTAGAGCGCTGCATCCTTGGATAGCATTAGCTGGAACAAAATACTTAGGTTTAGGTACAACTTGGAAATACTATATAGAAGAAGGATCTTCTTTTAATGATGTTACTCCTATTAGATCTACAACCAGCGCTGGAGACGTAACTTTTGCTAAGGTTGGAGATGGAGATGCGACAATTACCGTTTCTGATACAGCTCATGGGGCAGTACAAAATGACTTTGTAACATTTTCAGGAGCAGCATCTTTAGGCGGTAATATTACTGCTACAGTACTTAATCAAGAATATCAAATAGCTACAATCGTAAATGCTAATTCTTACACAATTGAAGCTAAGGACACTAGCGGAGCTGAAGTAACAGCTAATTCAAGCGATAGCGGTAATGGTGGAGGATCAACCGTTGGCACATATCAATTGAATGTGGGTCTGGATGTTTATGTGCCTGGTACTGGTTGGGGTTTGAATGGATGGGGAGAAGGAGCCTTTGGATCTGCAACAGCATTATCTTCTACTAATCAACTTAGATTATGGACTCATGACAACTTTGGAGAAGATTTAATCATTAATCAAAGGGGTGGAGGCATTTTTAGATGGGTTGAAAATAATGGTGTTACAACCAGAGCTGTTAATCTTTCTACTACAGCTGGGGCTAATCAAGTACCAACCGTAGGTTTACAAGTTATTACTTCAGAAAAAGATCGTCATTTAATTGTATTGGGTGCAGACCCTCTATCAGGAGGTACTAGAACTGGGACTGTTGATCCTATGTTAATTGCATTTAGTGATCAAGAAAATGCTTTAGATTTTGAACCTCAAACGACAAATACAGCAGGATCTTTAAGACTATCCTCTGGATCTTCTATTATTGGTGCCGTTAAATCTAGACAAGAAATATTAGTTTGGACCGATACTGCTTTGTATAGTATGCAGTTTATTGGTCCTCCATTCACATTTGGAGTTAATTTAATTAATGAAGGAACAGGATTACTAGGCCCTAAAGCAGCTGTTACAGCTCCTCAAGGCGTATTCTGGATGAGCTACAATAACTTTTACCTTTACAACGGTAGTGTGCAAACAGTTCCTTGTACCGTTCAAGATTATGTATTTTCTGATATTAATTTAACTCAATCTTTTAAGATTAATGCTTTTACTATTGCAGATAAAAATGAAGTGGGTTGGTTTTATTGTTCCTCTTCTAGTGACGAAATAGACAAGTATGTTATTTACAATTATGCAGAAAATGTTTGGTTTTATGGATCATTAAGTAGAACAGCTTGGCTAGATGCTGGGATAGAAAATTACCCTAGAGCCGTTAGCAACGGTTATCTTTATCAGCAAGAAACTGGCTTTGATGATGACGGATCTCCTATGACTAATGTTTTTATAGAAAGCTCTGATTTTGATTTAGGTGATGGAGAACAATTTACTTTTATACAAAAAATTATTCCTGATTTTAAATTTTTACAAAGCAGCAACGAAGATGGATCTGTAAATGTTGTAGTTAAAACAAGAAACTATCCAGGCGATTCTTTGTCTGTCAATTCAACAAGCTCTATACAAGCAAACACTCAACAGGCATTTGTTAGGGGCAGAGCAAGGCAAATGGTTTTAAGATTTGAGTCAGATGATGATGCAGCAAACAACGGTAATTTAGGTATTGGTTGGAGATTAGGAGCTACAAGGATTGATGTAAGAACTGACGGCAAGAGATGAGTAAGATTCTACAAACGCAACTTCCAATTGCTGTAGGTTCAGTTAGCCCCGATATATTTAACAGACTTACAAGAATTTTAGAAATTAATTTAGGTGCAGTTGATATTGACAGCACTCAACAAGTTAATGATGCGGACAAACTTCAATTTAACTTTTTACCAGGCAGTATTATATGGAATACTACTTTAGGCGTTTTACAGGTTTATACAGGATCTAAATGGGTTGATATAGGCGAAAGAACAAATGATTTTGGTTTTGAGGCGACATTATCATTAGGTAAGATAGATATTATTACAGGTGGAGATATATCTATAAACATCACTAACTTTAATAATGGTTGAGTTAGCTATAAAAAACGAATATAAAACTAAAAATATACTGCTTGAGCATCCTGCTGATTGGTATATAGAAAAAGAAACTTTTAATGCGGTTCAAGAGTCTTTGCCAAGCATAATAGATTTTTATAATAATCAAGGAAGTAACAACCCAAAACCAACAAAACTACACGAAGTTATAAAAGAGCCGTTAAAAGATGTATATACGGTTCCTTTCTTTTCACAAAAGTTTTGTTCTATATTGTTAGATGAAATACAAAACTTAGAAAGTTTTTATGGCTTTCAGCCCAATCCAGAAGAAGATACTTTAAGACAAATACCAGAAATAACTTTTCAAGATAATTGTCCAGAAATCTATCAATCTTTGTTTCAAACAATATATACTATAGGTAATCCTATATTCTTAAATATTTGGAACAGGCACGTAAATGGTGGCGGAATACAAATAGCTAATTATAATTTAAAGGATAAAAAACAAGGTGCTTGGCATCATGATGCAAGCGCTGACATTAGTATGGTTGTCCCCTTAAATACAGGTGAGTACGAAGGGGGCGGGACTGAGTTTTTAAATCGTGGTACAGTTGAACCATTACCTACAGGCCACGCTCTAATATTTCCGAGCTTTACCCATATGCATAGAGGCCTATCGGTAGAATCAGGAAACAGATACTTACTTGTATTTTGGTTAAAATGTATAGAAGAATAGGGTAAAATTTAAAAATGAATATAGTAGACAACTCAGGAAAAGGCTTAGCAGCTTTAGGACGCAACGAAGATCGCTTTATGGCTCACGTTGCAAAAGGCGAGATGGTCGTTCCTCCAGTCATATCAGACAAAACAAAATCACTCATTAAGAAAGAAATGCAAGCAGTTGGCTTGGATCCGAAAGAATATGAAGTGGGTCAAGGCATGTCTATCAATCCTATTACAGGACAAGCAGAGTTTGGCTTTTTGAAAAAACTAGCTAAAAGCGTTAAGAAGGTTGTTAAAAAAGTAGCGCCTATTGCAGCTGTTATCCCTGGACCTTGGCAACCGTTTGCTGCTGTTTATCAAAAAGGTAATGCTGCGCTTAAACTTGCTAAAGGTGAAGGTGGTTTAGGTGACATTATGACCGTAATGGCTGGTGGTAATCAAAGTGTGTTTGGTAAAGATGGTGCGCTTAAATCTATAACCTCTGGCGATTTTAAAAATATTGGTGGAGGATTTATGGATTCTCTTGGTAGTATAGGATCTGTTACAGACGCTGCTGGTAAAACTTCATTTAATCCAATTGGATATGGTAAAAACGTACTAAAAGGTATGGCAAGCGACCAGCAACAAGGATACTTTGGAGCTTTTGGTGGGGGAACAGGTCAGTTTGATGTAAATACAGGACAATTTGTTGATTATGTAGGAGGACCCCAAGGCTTTAATCCTCTTGCTCCAAAAAGAACTGTAGTGCAACAAGGTGACTCTCTTAGTAAAATAGCAGCAGATAACAATACAACCGTAGAAGCTATTATGGAGGCTAATCCTGGAATTACTGATCCTAATGTTATATCAGCTGGTCAAACTTTAAATATGCCAGGTGGAACTATTTTAAATAAAACAGGAAACGTAATTAGAGGAGTTACTGGTATTGGATCTGAGCAAGGTCCTTTAGAAGGTAAAGGCCCGATAGAATATTTAAGTGCAAAACTTTTGCCAGAATCTGTTGAACAAGCATTAGGAACAGGTCCTGGTGGAGATGGATTACTATCTGGTTCTGGTGGGGGCGGAGGAGGATATGGCATAAACCCACAAATGGCTGCTTTAGCTTTGTTATACGGTAAAGCTGTTAAAGATGCAGCAAAGAAAACCGAAGGTGGTTTAACCGACATTAGACAATCAGTAAGACCAGATCTTAATCCAGCTCCTGTATTTGCTGGGTTTGATTTAGGTGTAAGAAAAGCTGCGGCCTTTGGTGGTCCAATAGGTTACGGCAGACAATATTTTAATGGAGGTGGTATAGCAAACAAAGATATTACGGCTATTTTAAAAGACACTACTTGGACGGATCAATTGTCTCCAGCCACTAAAGCAAAAATTACTGCAAGTCAAAAAGAAGCTTTTGCCAAAGCATTTAAAAAAGCTCGCGCAAAAGGCGAAGGCACTAAATTTATGCATATTGATGGAAATAATTATATTGCCGTTACTAAAACAGACTTAAAAAACAAAGGTTACAAAACTAATGAGTTATCTGCTTACATTAAAAATAATGGAAAGCCCAAAGGTTTTTTTGAGGGTGGTTTAGCTGCAATAGGCGAACTAGATATGCGAAATGGTGGTGAGTCAGTTGGTCCTGGTACAGGAACCTCTGATGATATACCTGCTATGCTTAGTGATGGCGAGTTTGTTATGACGGCTGCTGCTAACAACGGCGCTGGTGGTTTTGAATTTAATAAAACAAAAAAAGGTATTGAGTTGATAGCATCCAGTCAACCAGATAGAGAACAAGGTGTAAATGTAATGAATAAACTAATGGACACATTTGAAAAGTATAACGCTTCAGGGAGTATGGCATAATGGCTAATACAGTAGATCCCGTACTTCAAAGTCAGGTAACAGCCGAAACAATAACAGACCCGCTTGTACGGGCTTTATATTTTGGTACTGACGGCACTCCTGGTTTTTATAATCAATTACAACAAGCTGGTGCTAACTTAATAGGAAGTGATGTTCCTTTACAACAAACAGCTGGTTTAGATCCATTAGAAACTCAAGCAAGACAAAGAGCGCAAGCTGGCCTTGGTGCATTTCAACCATTCTTTACTCAACAACAAGATTTAGTTAATCAAGCTATAGAACAATCTAGAAGAGCGGAACAATTACAAGATCCTTACTTTACTCAAGCTCAAGATCTTATTCAGGGTACCGTAGGTGCTTATGATCCTAGCATGACAGAACAATTCTACAATCCTTACGAGAACGCAGTTGTTCAACAAACTATTGATGATGTAATGAAAGCTGGCGATCAACAAGATATAGCGGCAAGAGCGCAAGCTATTTCAGCTGGTGGCGAATCAGCTTTTGGATCTAGGGCAAGGCTAGGCGCTGAAGAAAGAAGAGAAGCGCTTGGTAGAGGTCTAGGTGATGCACTATCAAACATTAGATCAAGAGGTTTTTCACAAGCGCAACAAACAGGTCTTGGAGAATTTGCAAGACAAAAACAAGCAGAAAGGTCTGCGGCTTCAGGTCTGTTAGGTATAGGCGCACAAAAAGGAGCTAGCGCTTCTCAATTAGGATCTCAGTTAGCAGGATATGGCGGTCAACTTGCTGGTATTGGTCAAAACTTAGAAGCATTAAACAGAGGTCAAAGATCTGAGTTAATGGGCCTAGGTGCTACTGGTAGAAATATTGCAGATCTACAAAATCAAAGACAATTTACTCAACAGTTGCAACAGCAAATGAGGCCGTTACAAACTATGCAGGGTATTGGTTCTTTACTGCCTGGCTACAAACAAGCAGGAAGTCAGATTGATTCTACATACGGTATGGCTCCTGATCCAAGCGCTCAAGGTCTTGGGGCAGCTTTCTCTGCTTACGGAGCTTTAGTACCTGGCCAAGGAAACTAACATGAACTTTCTTAATAGAAGAATGTTTGCAAATGGTGGTGGCGCTAGGACAATTGGCGATTATCAAATAAGAGATAGGTTGACTGGTGAGATTCTAATTGATTTAAGTCAACAGCCAGATTTTATAAACACTCCTTTGTTTAATCCTTACAAAATTTTATATGATGATACTTTAGAAAAAGGACCTGCGGTCTTATCTATTTTACAACAGTTTCAAAAACGAGATGCTCCACAAATAGGCCGATTTCAAGCACAAGAAGATCTTGGCACAAATTTAACAGATTTAGGATTTAGTGCATTAAGAGGTACAGAACCATTTATTAGGGGTGGATCAAGACTACTTGGCGAAACTTTTGGTATTCAACCTCTAAAAGAGTTTGGAGGAAAACAAGAGTTTGATCCTTCTATAGGGCTACGCGGTATAGATTTATTTAAACCAACATACGATAGTTATGTGCCAACAGATCAAGAAAGATCAAGATCAATGATAAATCTTTTAAAACAATCTAAAAACTTAAAAGAACAATCTAAAAACTTAAAAGAGAAAGCAAAAAATGTTTATTCTAATCCAAATGTAACATCAGCAACAAATATGTTTTTTGATGCACTAAGATCTGGTGATGAAAAAATGTCTGATTATTTTGGAGTTGACCGAGTTTTTGAAGATAAACCTGAGCAACAAATTCAAGACTTTCAATCAGAAATTAACGAATTTGTTGGGCCAACTAGACCTAGTGCTGACGTTGTAGATGAAGCGATTGTTACTGAAAGTTCTGGAGTTACTCCTAGGTTTGAAAGCGAAACTTTAAGTTTAGAGGGTGGCCCTTTTGATATGGAAACTAGAAGACTAGAGTATCAAAAAGAAATGATTGACAGAGATGAGTTTGGAAATTTATTGCCTGAAGGAAGATTAGAACAAGATGATGAGATTGCAACTCTATTAGATGAAATTAAACCGATAGAACAAAAAGTAGATGTAGATAAAACTGAAGCCGATACTTTAGCAGAAAATGCAGCTAAGTTTGGAGGCTTATCTCAAGAAGAGTTTAGAGCAACAATAGATGATGCTGCAATTCCTAAACTTCCAGAAATTGAAATGCCTATTGTAGGTGCAAGTATTGAAGAACAAGAAGAACTTAGAAAGCAAAATGATCCTATAAGTAGAAAATTAGATCAACCAGGATTCTTTGGTTCTGATAGATTTCTTAACTTTATTAGAAACGTAGGTGGCGAGCTTACAAGAACTGGTCAAATGGGCGCAGGTCTTGCAGGTGGTGCATCTAAAGCTGCTGAAGAAAGAGCTGCAAGAGAACTAATGGCCGATAAAGAAGAAAGAGATTACCGTATGAAGTTGAGGTTAGCTAAAGCTGAAGCAGACTTAGAAGCGCGTAATAAAGCAGCTGAAGGTATAGACCCAAGCGACATAAAAACGTTTACTGGATTTGAAGACGATATAGGAAATGCCCTTTCTCAATTTGATGAAAGTGAAAGAATTGTTAGTGACATTAATCAAATTCTTAATGAAGACATAAAAGACCCTGGAGCTTTTGGAGCAAGAGGTTTTCTTTCTAAAATTAACGACAAACTAAGAAATGCTGCTGGTTATGGGGAAACAAAATGGGAAAACTTAGACCCAGCAGTTAAAACGCAAGTCATACTTGATGTAACGGCACAAAGATCTGTAAGACAAATTCTTGGAGAATCAGGTAAAACTATTTCTAATTTGGACAGAGATATTGTTGCTAGGATATTTGGTAATGTAAATATATGGACATCACCAGCAGAACTTTCTAAATTATTAACTAACAGCAGAGATAATATTGTAGAAAGTATGAGAAAAGATCAATCAACGGTTATTTCAAGAGCTAACGCAATAGGACAAGGAGGATATAATTCTCCAGCATTAATGGCTAATGAATCATTAATTAATAGAATTCTTGGTTTTAGTTTTGATGATATTGAAAACTATAAACTTGGTGAAAACTCCGCAGGTTATATTGAGACAACTTTATAATGCCTAGGTACAAAGTTAATATTGCCGAGGATGTATTTGAGTTCGTAGATGCAGATACAGAAGATGAAGCAAAGAAAAAAGTTAAAGCAATAATTGCAACTGGCGCTGTTTCTCCGTTTTATGACAAATTAAATTTTGATTATGAAACAGGCGTTAGAGGCGAGTTTGAAAGAAAAGTAGATAAAGGAACAGAAAAAGAAGGTGTTCTTAGAAATTTAAGAGCGCAATTAGCCAGAGCTGAAACAAGTGGAATTATTGGATTTAAAGAACAAGATCAAGTTTTAAGTAATTTTGTAGGATCTTCAGGTTTTACAAGAAACACTAAAGGACAAGTAGCTTTAACCCCTACAGGTTTAGAAGAGCTAGGATTGCCTATTCAATATAGAGAGCTTTCTGACGGGTCAAAATTACCGTTAAATACTATTATTGATGAAAATGATTTTGGTTTTAAAACTGGAGATCTTGCAGACTTTGCTGGTATTGCTGGACCCATAGGAGGAGCAATTGCTCTTATGTCTCCTCAATTAAGAATCATTAAAGGACTAACAGCTGCATTTGGCGGTAGAGCCAGAATAGCAAGAATGGTTGCTGCTGGAACAGGCTCATCCGTAGGTAAAGCTGCGGAAGAAGCATTAGATTATCAAGAAGGTTTTCAACTTCAAGAAAGAGACGAATTAAAAGATCTATTTGGTGGTGAGTTTCTGTTTGGATCTATTGGTCAAGGTGTAGGTGAACTTATTGGGATGGGGTTTAAATTATTTTTAGGTAAGAACGCACCAACAAAAGATTTAAGATTAAACAGACAGATGGCTAAAGGTAGGTCTGCTAATGATATTTTAAAATTAGATGCAAGTCTTGGCAAAGAGGCTACAGAAAAACAAATTGCTAAAGCCATTAGGGACGGTAAAGTAAAACAATTTGATTTTGCTGGTCTTGCGTCTCAAGCAACTTTAGGTAGAAAGCTTCCTGGAAGGTTACAAGATATTTCTGAACAAGTGCTTGGTAACACCAGGGATAAAGAAACAGCCTTGTATTTAAGAGCAGAAGTAGACAGTTTATTAAAAGAAATTGGTGGTGAAAATGCTTTACTACAAAAATCTATTTCAGATGCAACCAAAGGTAGTCTTGATGAACAGGTGCAAGCAAGCTTACAAAAATTAAGATTAAAAGAACAAACTGTTACACAACAATTAAGAAAATTATTAGATGATGTTGTGGATGATGCAATTGAAGTTGGTAATTATGGTGACGCTCCAACCAGAAGAATGTTGGGAGAAGAATTAAAAAATAATTTATCAAGAGCAAGAAGAGAAGTAATTATAGATCTTGGTCAAAAATATAGAAATGTTGATGGTATGTTTGGCGAGCTTACATCTATAGAGGGAAAAACTGGAGTAGATAAAAGTATAGCGGTTAGCTTAGACAGGGTAATTAGAAATATTATTAATGACAGTATTGAAGATTCTAGAAAATTAATTGATAGTCATAAAAAATCTGATTATCTTTGGGGGGTAAACAACAGAGATGAATTAGATGGTGGTATTGTTGCAAAAATAGAACAAGCACTTATGAAATTTCAAAATGATGTAGCCGATCCAACTAAACCCGTAAGTTTATCTCATGTAAGAAATGCTTACTCAAAACTAAATACTATATCAAGAGATACTTTAGAGGCTAGCCCAGAAAGAAAAGTTATTATCGACATTATGCGTAAGCTTGATGACACTAGAGTTAATCAAAATGGAGAAGTTTTTAAAAGAGGACAACCAGATAGCATACTTAGTAAATTAGAAATTGAAGGAGAATCTCAGTTTAATATAGAATTAGGTAAAGTATTAAAAAGAAATCAAGAATTAAATCCAGACGCTTTTGGAGATAATCTTGAGTTTTTTGATGAAGGCCTTAACAACTTAGCTTTAAAACAAGTAAATAATGCAATAGCTCAATTAAGAGAAGTAAATGGAATTGCTGCTAAAAGAATGGCTCCATTTGATAGATTAGAAATTAAAAAAATTATTTCTAATTCTCAGAAAGGTGCATTTGATGCAGATGATGTTTATAAAAAAGTTATCTTAAATGGAGAAAAGAAAAATTTAGATGACATATTTGCTGGTTTAAAACAATATGACGAGTATATGGCTAAGGCAGGTAAACCAGCTAATGCCGAACAAACACTTAAATCACAAATTAAAAAAAGATTATTTGCTGATGCATTTAGAGCATCAACAGATGTAGTTGACGAGTCAATTAATTTTACTGAATTTGCAAAACAAATAAATAAATTTGAAAGAGATTATCCTGGCAAATTAGATTCATTATTTACTGACTCTGCTACAGGAAGAAACACAGCTAAACTTGTAAGAGACACTATCGCTCAAGTTAATAAAATCAATCCAAGGTTAAAACCTCAAGACATTAAAAATTTAGTAAATGATTTTACAACTAACATCAAAGGATTAAGTTCTAGTGATCAAGGCCTTGCATTTGTCCAAGGCTTAAAACAATTGGCTAAAGCTTCCGAAGATAGAATTAAATTAGAATCTAATAGAGCTATTTCAGACCTACCGTTAAAAGGAATAGACGAGACGGTTAACATAATTTTTAGACCTAACGCTAATGCAAACATTCAAATCTTAAAAGATACCGTAAGCGATGAAGTGTTCACCAGCATACAGCAAGCAAGTATGCAGAAGCTTTTGTCTAAATCTATAGATCTAAATGGTAAGGGTAGAATTACAGATTTATTTAAACCAGGCAATTTAAAAACAGCTTTAGATTCTTATGGAGATGAAACTCTAGATGCTATGTTTGGCAAAGAGCTTACTCAAAGTCTTAGAAACTTTCAAAAACAAATTGATATATTAACTAAACAAGAAGCAGGAAGAGGCGGAGCAGCTGGTGGATTGGTTGCTGCTGGTATTGGTGCTAGCTTGGCTCTTAATCCAATAGCTGTATTGCCTACGGTTCTATCTTTAGCTGTTGCTAGAAAACTATTCGCCTCTCCATTTTTTGTACAAGTGGCATCTAAAACAGACAAAGGTTCGGTCATAACTGCTGTTGATATGACCGAACAAGCAATCAGACAAACTTTAATCAGAGAGTTGGGTTTGCAAGCTGAAGAAGCTGGATCTATAACCAGAGATATTATGAATGGAGCCGTTACCAAATTAGAATTAGAAGAATTATTAAATCCTGCAAAAGATTTAATAAATCAAACTGTTACTGGAGTAGAAGATATAGAACAAGAAGCAAGACAAAACTTACGCTCAACTCAAGCACCTGTTGTTCAAAACATACCTCTACCAGATATTTCATCAATTGAAATGCCTAACCTAGATCCTTTATCACAAGAAAGATTAGATCTAGACGAACAGTTATTCGGTAGACCTTCTAGGCTTGGGTAATACTTCTGCCGTTTACTTCAATTACTTTCCCATCAAAATTATTACAGATCTTTCTAATTAAAGCATTATTATAAATAGGGTGAGTTGCATATAACTTTTGTTTCTCCATCCAGGCTTCTTGTTCTTTAGTAAGTTTGGTTGTTGGTGCATTCTTTCTCATCAGAAACCTATTTCATTACGGTCCATACCCAAAGGCTTATCTGATAAGCAAATCCATTCTTCTAACGGTATATGTATGTAAGGTTCGTTATCTTCGTCATAAGTCGGATTATCACTTACATTCATTCTGACATCATAAACAAAGTCTTTCTTCCATTCATGCATATAAATACCATCAGTCATAGCATAAACAATAATGAATGGTACGCCTGTTGCTAATGCAAACGAAGATCCTTTTCTAAGTTTATTCGTAGAAATTATCAAAGTGTCATACTTGTCATACGCAAAGGTACGACATTTAACTTCGCACCAATAGTTTTTTTCTTGTGACTCTATCCAATAATCTAGTGAATAACTTGTAGGTAATTTATGACAACTAACTCCCCAAAGGCCCTCTAAAAATCCTGCTACTCTTTCTTCTCGTTTCTGATCTTCTCTGCTTTCTAATGATGGTGTTTTCATAATTACTCCTTTATCCATTTAAATTTCATTTGTCCTGTAACTGGCTGCCACTCTCTTCCAGGTCTTGTAGTCCACCCTTTACCTTTATCCCAGCCACCAGTTTGACCAACAATTTTATAACCTGCGGCTTTTAAACTAGAACCAGACTCTTCTTGTAAGGTATATGTAATTAACCTTTTCCCTCCCATTTGATTCCATATTCTCCAACATTTACCATATAAAAAAGAGTTTGAATTTTTTGGGCTATCATCATTCACACAAACCCTAACAGCTTCAGCTGTAAAACCATCATCTAATTTTCTAGCAACTGGCCTTCCTACAATTGCTACTCCAACTAATTCATTATTAAATGACGCTCCTATAGCAAACTTAGCTCCTCTGACTGGTTTGTTATGCCTATGAAAATTTTCTACAAATAAATTTGCATCTTTTATAGACATAGGAATAACAGTTAATTTCACTCTTCAAAGAAGTTAGGATCTACGGCAACAAACCTTTTAGTTGGTCTACCCTTACCCCCAACTTTTATTTCAATTTCCTGGATTTCTCCAGCATTTTTTAATCTTTCAATAATCTCTTTTACTTCATATGACTTCATACTTCTGAATAGTTCATGCCTATCTACTTCTCTTTTAGATATACCTTCTCCATTTCTGGATCTAATAAATGATAAGACTTGTTTAATTTTAGACTCTGTTGCAGAACTTGCTACCTTATCTCTACAAGCTTCAATAAACATAAGATCATAGTATCTAATGTAATCAATCGCCCACTTAGTTATATCGGCTGTAATCTTTGTTGCATCAGCACTAGAAGCTAAGGTGGCAAGCAAAGACAATCTCATAGCCTTTTCTCTGGATCTACTGAGCAAGGGTTCTAAGTTATCTTTTTCTAATATGTCTTGTCTTTTAATAATCTCCCGAGCAAAGTCTTGTAGCAATTCTTCTGACGGTTTATCAAACTCTAGTACAGTTTGGTTTAGATCTAACTCTGCATTATCTCTTGCTGCATCAGATAAATTACCTTTCATTCTACGAACATAATTAACCCAGTTGACTATACTTGTAGGTGGTTCTTTAAATCTTTTTAGATCTCCAACACGTCTTGGTTCATTAGATTCAACAACCACAAACCTGTTAAGAAAACCATCCGCTATCCTTCCGCTGTTAAGTGCGCCGTAAAAGTTTTTAGGTACAGACAATCCAACTAATGTAATGGCTGGTTTATGTGTAACCCTATTCATCATCTTTTCTTTGTACTCTTCTTGTACTGCCATAAGTGAATAGTTGTCTGGTCGTAGAGTCCCATGGCAACGCCCCCAAGCTTCCATAAGTGTTTGTATGCCGTCCTCTTTGTTTGTATTACCAGCATTACTTATAGCTTCAAGTCTTTTACCAAACTCATCCATAATAGTTATTTGTGTTGGTCTTATTTTTAAAACAGAATGAACAGCACCACTTGATGTATAACCATCACCAACCACTAATTTTTCTTGATCTGAAGCATTCAGTACAGATTCAATAAATGTTTTGATGTTCTCTTTACCTTGTCCAGATTTAGCGACACCCATAAAATACATACTAGAAAAGTTATTCATGTTTGTTCTATATAATCTGCCACAAGTAACACTTGCTAATGCTAACGCTCCTACAAGAGATAGTTCTGGTTGTGGAACTTGAGCAATATCTTCACAAAAGTCAAACATGTTTTTTAACAAACCTGGTGGTGAGAATAGATCTTTAGGTGGTGTAATGCTTTCGGTTGACTGTATAAATAGTGGAGCTATCTGATTCTTACGGTCATGTGTTCTTTTAACATTATCAACAACTGAATCTACTTCTTGCTGCGGTAGTGGTGGATTATTATTCTTATTCCAGTTTTGTAAAAAGACTCTAACAAATTCTAGGTTTACATTTTTAGATATAAGATAACCTGCAATTCTAGCAGCTCCATCATTCCTAGATCCTTCCAACACACCATCCAAGGAGAAAGGTGCCGTTTGTTTACTGCTATCAATCTTAGGAACTCCTGTAATCTGTAGGAATTCTTTTTCAGTAAAGTCTGGAAGATCTGAGTGGTCATGTACTTTCCAATCTGGAAACATAACAGGCTTATAAACTTGGCCATTAGCATGACGGTTATATGGAGCAATAATAAGACCACCCACACCCCTAATATCTATTAGTCGTTCAATAGGTGTTTCGTTGGTCCTTCTAGTTGCAAAGGTTGTATAGTTTTCTGGATTGTTATAATAGTAATGCATACCCTTACCAGTTATGACTTTAAATGGACAGGCAGGTAAATTCTTCTCTACCCAATCCATAGCCTCTGGTGAGTCTGCATCAACAACAACAAACTTGCCACAAACTAATGCGACAACTAAATTGTCTCTATCTTTAAACCAAGACTCTACAAGTTCCCTAGTGGGTCTTGTTTCCTTATATTGTTCCCAGCCTTTTAAAAATGACGGCGGTTTCTTGTTAGATCTTTGTAAAGGTACTACATTATATCCATCGTCATAATAAGCCAGCGCAATATCCAAGGACGAGTCATCCTCGGTAATATTGAGTTGGAACATACTATTCCTGTTCTTCTAAAATTTCAGATATAGAACCGTAAATAGATTCAAAGTCTAATCTTCCCTCTGTTGCTTGGATGATCTGTTTAGCTTGCGCTATAGATGGTTGCCTGTATCCATACCTCCAGGATTTGCATGATGCTTCAGAACAATTAAAATCTTCTGCTGCTTTTTTATGACCTAAAAACTTTATATAACCAGATAACGTATATTGATCTACTTTTCTTTCTTTATGCTTTGGTTGAACGCCCATAGTACTTAACTCCTTTAATTTTTTTGTTGCAATAGCCTTGGACCTAAAATAGTAATTAGCTAGCCAAGTTATATCGTTTTGTTTGCTCATATACTTCTCCTAAATAATATGATTTACATATTGTAGTTTCTTGGGTTATAATAATCAAGTTCATTTTTACACAAACTATAGGAGGGTAGATCATGAGCTTAAAAGATAAGATAAAAACACCTGATAAATTGGTGGACCAACAAGGGGCCAAGCTTCTTGTATATGGTCAAGCGGGGGCTGGTAAAACTTTCTCAACACAAAGTATGCCAGGTAGAGTTTTAGTCATTAGTGCGGAAGCTGGCTTGCTTTCCATTAAAGATGCGCCTAACGTATCTGCTATTGAAGTATCTAATTATGATGATCTAAGAGAAGTGTATGCTGCTCTTAAATCTGGTGAATTAGACTACGATAGCGTATGTTTAGACTCTGTATCAGAGATCTCTGAGATCTTGTTGGTACATGAGAAAGGTAGAAACAAAGACGGAAGAATGGCTTATCAAAACGTAAGTGAAGCTGTTACAAGTCTAATGAGATCATTTAGGGATCTAGATATGCATGTCTTATTTCTTTGCAAAGAAGGTAAAGAAAATAATGATGGTGTATTTTTCTTTGGTCCTAAGATGGCAAGTAAACCTTTGGGGGATGCAATTACGTATTTCTTTGATGAGGTTTTAGCACTACGAGTTATCGAAGATCAAGATGATGACGGTAATCCCGTAGCTGCAAGGTGGTTACAAACAAGGATAGGTCAAGGCTACACAGCCAAAGACCGTAGCGGTAAGCTAGAAGCCTTTGAGGAACCAAATCTAACTGCTCTAATTGCAAAATTAGGGTTTACTATTAATGTTGAAAGTAAGGAGAGTGCGTAATGTCAGATTTTGATGGCGTTGATTTTTTTGAGAATGCGGAGCAAATGGAATCGAAAGGTCCAGAGGTTGCTCCAACTGGTGAGTACGAGGCAAAGATTATTGCTGCTGAGAAATATAAATCTAACAGCGGTAATTGGACGCAGAAGGTAACTTTTCAAATTGATGGCGGTAACTACCGAGATCATAATGAATGGTATAACTTATGGTCTGCTAATGAAGATTCAAAAAGAATAGCAAGTGAGATATTTAGTCGGCTTGCTCTTACTTGTGGATTTAAGAAGCTACCAGATCTTGCAAAAGATTTTATTGGTAAGCAACTTAGACTTGGTATTAGACAGTATGAAGACAACTGGACTAATAACGAGGGCCAAGCTGTTACTTCTTTGAAGACTAAAATCATTAAGATGGAACCTTCAGAGATGAAACCAGCTGCACCTGGAGATAAACCTCCGTTCTAGGTGATAAGGAAAGAAGGGGGCTATATGCCCCTTTTTTTTGTGTTTTGAAAAAAAACGACCTTCTGAGAGGCCGCTGGTAAGCTTTTCTTACCCTACCCTAGGGTTTACCCTTAACGAAGTTATCACGTTTTTGGGGTATTTGGATCTATAGCTTTTAGGTAAAGTTCTTGCCAAAATTTAACCTTATGTAAGAGATCGTTGTTTTCTTCAATAAGTTTTTCTAGATCTATTTTGTTATCATCTCCTGGTATGCAAATAGAAAAGAATATTTTATTTCTATCTACCTCGGTTTCAAACTTTTCTCTTAATAAATCTGGAATGTTTGCAGCGTTTGGATCTACAGCATCAACATAAAACTTTGCTTGGACCAAGACCTCTCTTTCTTTTTTTAGTTCAGTCATCTTCTTTCTCTCCAGAACCACCAGGCAACTGTTCTACATCAAACCAACCACAAGGATAATTTATCATTACATATTTTCCAATCTTTCTATTGCCCAATTTAAATAGACAACTGCTTTTTTTAGATCCGAGATGTTAGATCCTTTTAGATCTTCTCTCCAAATATATTTAACGGCATTACCTTTGCAAAAACCTTTAAACTCTTCTGCCGTAAGCATAGATCTCATAGCCTGTATATACTCTATCTCGCCCCTAGTGTAATGGGGTGGTTGGTTTACTGGATCATGTTTCCCCTTGCTCACTTCCTATCTCCAAGATCTACAGTCACAATATTAGGTGAGTTATAGATCGTAGCTTCTTGACCGTTTAATACAGCGTTGTATTCGCCTAGTAAATGTTCAAGCTTTAGCCAACCAGAAGTCATGTCATCATGATTCATTTTGAAGATCTTACTTGCAAAAGGTTTTTTCTTTTCTTGCGCAACAAAGATAAAATCAGCTACATGAAAGCCAGCTTTCTCAAAGCCACGCTTATACCAAGCTGCTTGAAGATCATACTGATACTTCTTGATAGATGAAGTAAAACCTCGAACTGAGCAATCAGTCGTAGTTTTATAATCAACAAGAATAATAGAGTTAGACTCATGAGGCGTATTAACAGGATATCTAAGCACATCTGATTTAACTTTAAGCAATAGATCCTTTTCCCACCAAAAGATTGCTCTTTCAAATGGAGAGTTGAACACACTTGGGTATTCTCCCTCATCAGCTGATAGATGTTTAATGCCTTCTGGTATCAAGGCTTCTTTCATACTGTAAAGAGTGTCTTTATCTTTAGCAGTAATGACGGTTAATCCTCTGTCTTCATACTCCTTCTTTAACTCTTTGTTAGCGTTAGTGTATGGAGATCCACTCAAGCACACCACATCATTCACAAAAGCTTCCTCTCCCTCAACAATAAGTGAGTGAGCAGCAGTTCCAAACTTCATGGCTGGGGTAGTCTCATGTTCTTCTTCAAATGCATGAAGCTGACTCTGACCAAACCTTCTAATGTTTGATGATGAGATCCCTGGTACTGAATGATAGAAGTTATGTTCCATATCTGGGAAATAGACAGCATCCCCAAGGACCATATGTTCTTCGTTCTCTAAGATTTCTGGCATTATCTTCATGACGCCTCCTTCATGCTATCAACGGCATCTGTAAGTTTATTAACAATCTCTGTTAGATCTGAGATGTTAGCCTTCAGTTCAAACAAAGTGTAGTTAAGACGATCTTTAGTGATCTCCCTTTCGTTTGATGCATTTAAGATTGCATCTATCTGTTCTTTAGTTGTTTGCATATTACTCTCCTAAGTAAATGTGTTTCATTGCATTTTAAAGGAAAAAGTCTATAATGTCTACATATAGAAACTTTAGGAGGTTACAAATGGGTAGAACAAGCGATATGTATATGTTAATGCGTTTGTCTTATGACCAGGCTGAGAACGATCTGGCTGATAAGAAAACGAATAATCTTGTGGGGGCCTACAAGAAATATCACAAAGAAAACTTAAACTTTGAGTCATCTTTTCCAGAAGAAGAGGTCCGTATGTTTCATAACGAAGAGTTTGAGAACATTCAAATAGTTTAGTTCGCGTCATTCAGCAATTAAGCTGGATAGTCTGCATAAGTATCGGGGGAGCTTGGCGAAACAATCCCCCGCTTTTATATAAGGAATAAAAATATGAGTAGTACAGAGTTAATACAAACAATCGTGAGCCAGTTCCATAGTCTTTCCAGGTCTGAAAAGCTAGAACTTATTGATATATTGATGCGTCATGTTGCGAATGAGGTCAAAAAAGAAGACCTAGATAATTCTACTAAATAAGTTATAGTTAATTAATGACAGTCAAAGTAGTGCCAATCCAAAGCAAAATGCAAAAGCCAACTCTAGCTGAGGTGGTTTCGCGTTTAGAGAATCTTTTTAACAATTACACACTAAGAGGCGAGGATAAGTTAAGCGTTGTTTTAACTTCATTAAGCTATTGTGTGTGGAGTCTACAGAAACTTGTAGAAGATGATGATGATAAGCTGCTGCATTTAGTAGATGAGATCCTCAATCAGTATGTAGAACTAGGTGAAACTGTCATAGAATTTACGCCAGATAATGACTAATCTATTATTGTCTTATTTTTGTCATAAATGTATGACGCAAGAAAACATGACAAGAATGCGGGTTTGACGATTATTTTATTTTTTTCATTTTTGTCACAGGAAAGAAGGAAATATAGATAAATAAGTAATAAATATCTTGACGAAGTAATTTGTTGTAAGGTATCCTCTCAATACACTTTAGGGTAAAGTGGGGGTAGGTATTATTATTTCCCTCACTCTAATATGCTTAAAACAATATGGGTTATAGAAAAAATAAATTAGAATATGAACCTATCCTTTCTCCAGAAGAAGAAGCTCCCATTGAATTCGCTAATCTAGACAATTCACTCAATCGCAGACAAAGAAACTTTATTTGGCAAGCTGTCAATAATCCTCGGCTATCTCTCGTAGAATGCGCACATAAGGCTGGGTATAAAGATGCTCGGCAATCTGCCAATAAGCTCATGAATCATCCAACTATTCGTAAAGAATATAACTATCTGATGAATGAAGCTAAGAAGAAGTATGAGTTAAATTATGATAGAGCTGTCCAGGATCTATATGATATTAGGGACAAGGCCCTCGAAGCGGGGTCCTTTAATGCTGCCATATCGGCACAAAATAGTTTATTAAAGGTCGGGGGTCTTGTAGTGGATAGAAAAGAAGTTATGTTCGGGAAGGTTGATCAAATGAGTCGGGAAGAAGTAGAGAAACGACTTGAGCAGCTGATGGGGAATGTGGTCTTAGCCAATAAAACTGACGGTCTTCTGGATCCAGGCGAGCTGGAAGATGAGGCTGATAGTTTAGAAAGATTGGAACAGGAAGATCTAAAACAGGAAGTAATAGATCAAGCTACGGATTTAGAGGAAGAAGAGAGTTTTGATTAGTTCTGGTTAGGTCTGTCTAAAATAAATACAAGGATGTATAAGAATAGTGCTAGGTAAAATAAGAAACTCATGAGAGTGTGGCACTCATAAGATACATACTTTTAGGAGAGTAGAAGATATATTGAATCAAATCAAACAAGTACCACTCTCGGATTGTATCGAGATTAATCATAATTAGCAACAATTCTAAGGCCTTCTATTCTGTCTTGGGGTGTCTTAAACCAATAAGATTTAATCGGTTCTTTGTCTTGATTTAGATAAACTTCTACGCCATATGGAAGCGAAGCATTAGGTTTGTCTTGTTTGACAATTACATAACGGTATCTTTTCATAGGCTCTCAAAGTATTTGACTGCGATAAAAATACCAATCAGTACGGTTAGCCAAATAAGAAAGCCTACGCCGAATATATATCCAATTATCTCAATCATTTCTAAAATATCTACCAAATGAATTTATAAATAAATGTCTACGCATAGGTTTGTTTTGTGTTGTCTTGGGTTCTCCCCCTTTACTGATGTCGGTTATAACTCTGCGTCCACTTGCATAATCAAGCTGTCGGTAATCTTCTATATCTTTATTCTTTTCATGCTTTTGAAAGTAATAACAAGTAAGAGTGGTATCCATTCTTTCTTCCAGGGTTTCCTTCCTGCGTTTTTCTACTTGGTCTGAATATTGGGTCATGTTATCTCCTATTATTATCTTCAGTTATTATTATATACAAAATTGCTACAAGCACTAAGAGGGTTGTAAGTTCAAAAAGTATTTCTAAAAGGTTAAGCATCTTTGCTCTCTTTAATTTCGTTTACTCTGGAATCTGGAGATTCATCTTCAGTCATTCCACATAAAGAACATGCCAAGGTTTGAGCCTTAGCATGTATAAAGTTAGTTTCACATTCACAATCCCAATAGTTAGGGTTAGTTTCAACTGTCATCTTTATGTTCCTCTAGTTTATCTTCATAAAAATATATGACTGCTACAGTTCCTTTGGTTGGACTGTCATGAATGGATAGATCAACATCTTCAAACTCGTTGTCTATTCTTTTACATAACTCATGCATAGTTAATTTATTTTCAACTGTCATCTTCAATCTCCAATTCAAATTTCCAACCAAGTTTGAGACATAAATTTTTATATGTTTCTCTACCACAAGATGACATTCGTTGATATTCCCAACCAAGATCTTCGACTAAGTTTTTTATTTCTTCACTCATTTTCGCTAACCTCTAAATTGATTTCTAAGTCGTTGTCAAAGTGTTCGTTATGTTCTTCAATCGCATCTTTAATTTCTCTGAGCCTATAACTTATCTCCCAAGCTGACTTAGATCGTCTGTATTCTTGGTGTTCTTTCTCTGCAATATTATTTTTTGTAGAGTGATAAAGTGCTATCTTTTCAGCGTGTTCTAGTGGTAGGTCTTGGCTATTACCATAAAACTTACGGCTACCTCTACCCCTTGCTTTGAATTGGTAGCGTTCTTTATTGGCTACATTTAAAAGAAACTCTAAGACTTGATGTCCGTTAGTTAGGGGAGTGTCTAACTCCCCTGTAGGTATATCAAAAATGTTTCTTCTGATATGTTTGAACTTGTTGCGTTCTTTAAATTTATACTTCATTTTTGTACCTCGCATTTAACTGATTTTTCACAATTGTTGCAGAACACTTCATCAAGCCAACATATATCTTCTTCATGAACTAAACTGCCACCATTTTTGTTTAAGTGATTTGGATTGATTACGGCATCTTGACCTAAGTCAAGACTGCCACAATCTGCACACTTCCAAATATTCATGACTGATCACCTACGGCAATATTATTTTTTGTGAAGTACGCCCAAAGAGGTGTAAAATCTTTGTCATGTAAAGTTGCAAGATCATATCTGCCGTTTGGTAGTTTGATCATCTTGGTTTCAGCTACATACCAAGAGTTGTTTTTAAATAGGTAAATCCATTCAATATCGAACTGAACATTCATTAAAAATGCATGAATAGAATGAAATGTTTGAGGTGGGTCTTGATGAACTCTGCCCTCGTTAGATTCTATTATTGTTTCTTTAAGACTAGACTGATAGCCGTTGTCTACTAAAGCATGAGCCTTAGATTGATTGTTGTAGTGGTTATAAAGTATCTTGCCGTTGTATTCTGGGTAGCCGTCATAATGACAATACATCACTACGACTTTCCCACTTGGTTTTTGATACGCTATATTACTTCTTGTTCCCATAATTACTCTCCTAAAAGTTTGAGGGTTAATAAAATGGTAGCCTTTGTATTTCAAGAGCCAGACTACCAAGACTCATGCAATTTCAGTTATGTTATTTAAAGTCGATAACTGGACGCAACGTTCAAGATCGACTGCAAGAAATATTTCTTACTCTTTAATACTACTAAATGTATCCAATATATGCAAGGGTTTTAGGGTACAAAATGTATTTATTTTTTATAGTTATATTTACGCACATATGGGAAATTAGAAAGTTAATCGCATCCCCCCTCTCTTTCCCTCTCTCCCCCACAAAAAAGCTAGGAAAAAATCGGGTCGGGTCGGGCTAAGCTAAAGAATATTAAATGAGGGGTGTATTGCTACACATAACACAACACAACAGAGCTTCCAGATCCTTCCAGGAGACGCCGTTGATGGTCTTGAAAGGTTGATAAATCATTCGGGTCGGGTCGGGTCATTTGAATCGGGTGTCGGGGGTCGGGTTTACTGCAAGGCATAACACATGATAACACACCAGAAGGATTCCAGGGGATCTGCCGTCTTCCAGATCTGAGCTGGGACGCCGTTGATGGAAGAAAAATACTTACTTAAATAGTTTACAATTTGTATACATATCGTGTTATACTAATGTTTCATTTAAACAACATACTTTTAGGAGGTATATAAAAATGAAAACCAATAAGCAAGAAAGAGAGGCAATCGCTAATCGTTTCTATAAAAAAATGGAAGCCCAAATGGAATTAAAAAATGAGGGTTTTAAAAAATCGCCTACTTACAAAAAGCTGACCAAGTTAAGTAAAGAAAAAAAGAAGATACTTGAACAAGCTAATGAGATAGGAAATGAAATACAAAAAGGTATAAATTCTTTTAACGAAGAAAATAAATCAGAGTATTGGAATTTAACTGATAGTTATAATTATCGTCATGAAAACAAAGATTTTTATTTGCAATTAGAAAGTTCTTGGAGTGTTCAAACTGATTTATGCAACGCAATCTTGATTGCTCAAGTTGGGGCAGAGACAGTTGCTGACTTGATGAAAGTTTTAGAAGAGGAGGTGAGGTTATGAATTGATTAACTCACTTTAATCTTAGCCCGATTTATTCGGGCTTTTTTTTGTCGGGAAATCGGGGTCGGGCTTTTGGATTTGGCAAAGCAGTTAACACACACATAAGATACACACAAACACAAACACACCAGGGGGGTTGCAGCTGGCCCAGGAGAAGATGAAATAGATCTATAATTAGTAGTTGACAGGTTGTAACCAATCGTTTTATAATGAACTTAATTAAATGTGCATGACTCGTCTCGGAAGATCAGACTCACAAACAAGGGGCAAAGCCCAACGCCTGTAGAGGCAAAGAAATATTTCTACTTGTACTTGTCACCACCATACTTAAAGCCCCTCTTTTACGAGGGGTTTTTTTTGGGCAGCAGGATGGTCGGGGATCTAAGTCGGGGATGGTAATACGCCTTCTAGCTCTGCGAGGCTAGGAGAAACACACAATACAAACACAAGAGATCTGGCCACGCAGCTCTGGCCAGGACAACAGTACTGGTCCAAAGATATTTAAATTAATAGTTGACAAGATGTAACCATTCAACTATATTAAAAGCTCATTAACTTATTTAGGAGAAAGAAGATGAAGAAAGTAATATTAATAGATCCGTTCAATCAAACGGTAGAGATGAAGCAAGCACCAACGGACCAAGAGTCTTTTGATTATAAGAGTCTGAGGAGCATGATGGAATGCAGCTTAATGGATGTAGTTCCGCTGGGTGGTGCCGTTATTATGTTCGTTGATGATGAAGGGCTGTTAAAAGACAATCGTTACTTTGCCCTGGGTGACGTGCCTTATGCAGGACGCGCTATTATAGCGGGAGAATCTGACGAGGACGGCAACTCTCAAGATACGCCCATAACCGTTGCGCAGGTGCAAGAGGTATTAACCTGGAAAGATGAAGGCCATAAAGAAGAACCGTTTATGAGCTTTACTTATGAAGACGAGAACGGCCAGATAGTTACTAAGAAGCTTGGCGAGGATCCAGAGATTGCAAAGCAAGCGTCTGAAGCTGTTGTTGAGATGGCCAGGTCACAAATCAAACTAGTCAAATGAGTGACTGTGAAAAAGAACTGCGTCACATGTGCAAAACATATGCTGAAGATGCAACTAACGGCTGCATGATGTTTTACCCAGATGGTGACGAGAACTGTCGTTATGAGGCTTACAGCATCCGCTACATAATAGACGGAAGCGGGGAGTACTTAGGCGCTAGGTTGATGATAGCGGGGGGCGGTCCTACTGTTTGGGTTGACACATTTGAAGGAGAGATCCAGGGCTTTTGGGGTTCGGACAAGTGCAGCTTTCCAATCTGGGATTACGAGTATATCGATGAGTATTGGGAAGAGATGTATAAGTGCTTGAGCTAACCATTTTTATTTACCTGCTGGTATTCCTAATGGGCGGTCGGGGTCGGGGATGAGCATCAGTTTCGGGTCGGGCCGCTCAACTGGCAGGTACCTTACACATACACAAGAGGCTTCCAGCAGCCCAGGAGATCTCTGGTGTTTCGCCTCCAGGGTTCGTCCAAGCTGGTCTGATAAATAAGTAAAAATAGTTGTTGACATTTTGTATCCAATCATTAAAATAAAAGAATAAACAAACGACTTTTAGGAGGTCAAAATGAAGATAGAAATAAACTTATATGATGAGACAGGTCAACAGGTAGTTGGCAAAGCAATTGAGACAGCTTGTAATAGTCTCATCATTAATGGTCAGCACATCATTTCAAATGGTGGCATCAACTCTGAGATGCGCGAATTAATGGGTCAGCCAACAGCTGAACAGATCGGCATGAACTTAGTTCCGCCACTTGGCAATCCCGATAACATCAACTAAAAAAACCTTGGAGGAATTAGGGGGCATCACGCCCCCTTTTTTATGGGACTCTATTTGTCAGGCAAATCGGATCGGGAATCAGGTCAGGCTGAAGGGGGGGGACAAAAAAATTGGTAGACCAGTAGAGACACACACAAGGACAAGATCTCTCTCAAACAAATTTCATTTTTTTTACATTTCATCAAAACAGGTGTTACAATCGAATTATTGTAAAATCGGTTAAGGCAGGTCTAAAGATTTATATCTCCTTTACTCCCCCCTAGGACAGGACCTGCCGACAACCACTAAGGATAGAATTATGGATGAAGATATGATGGGTATGGACGTTGCACCTGTAATGATGCCAGACCAACAAATGATGCAAGGGACTCCAGCAGGCCCAACTTTACCTAACGAATTACAACAACAAATTGATAGCTTGAGTGAGCAAGAAAAAGCCGAGGCTAAGGAAGCCCTCATGCAAATTATGAAAATTGTAGAACAAATGATGGCTGAGGGTGCTACCGAAGAACAAGTAGAACAATTCCTCCAGCAAATCGGTATGACTCTTGAAGAGTTAGAAATGGCAGAAGAAATGTTTGGAATGGGCGAGGGCGCACTTGGTTTTACCATCTAATTAATATATTATTTTCAAATGGGATTCTTTAGTAAACTAAAAAAGAAAGTAAGAGGTCAAATAGCACCTGTTATGCCTATGGCCCCCCAAGCCCCAAGACCTATTGGTGAAATGCCGTTAACTCCTGAACAAATGGCTAGAAAAGCAGAATACGAAAGAAACAAAGCAATTGAAAACAAAAGAAATATAATTTCTAAGTACGGTAGCAGAGAAAATATGGAAAGGATGGTAAAAGATTCATTTTCTGGACTTAGAGGCAATATGGGTTCTGATTTTAGAATGCCTCAAAATCGAGGATTTACAGGATTAAGTGGTCTGTTTCGTAGATTGCAACAACAAATAAGAAATCAACAAATGCCTCAGCCTATACCAGAATTACGAGCAGGTGAGATTATGCCTAACTCTCCTGTAGTAGACAGAAGACCAACTCCCCAAAGAATGCCAGCACCTCCAATAGCCGTACCCCCAGGTGTAATTCCTAATTTAGATCTTGGAATGCCTGTTATGTCAGAGGAAAGAATGGCACCTCCTGTAATGAATCAAATGGAAGGTGATCCAAGAATGATGATGTCAGGGGGTAGAGATGCAAATATGGTTGACTTTCTTAATTCAGACCCACAACAACAAATATTTGGTATAGAAACAAGAATTGGAATGTTGGAGAACCAACTTCAAGAAGCATTAGCAAACAACGATAGACAATCATACGACATGATCGTGCAACAGATTAATGATGCTGATGCACAAAGAATTGAATTAATGAACCTACCTGGAGATTTAGATAGAAGTAAAGATCAATTGGTATCTATGGCGCAAAATTTTAATTATCTTACGCAGGATGACCCAAGAAGACCAATTAAACGCCCTCCTATGAGAAAAAAATTGTTAGATCAAATGTTAGAAAATTCTAATAGATTTAGAGGTGGTAAAGATAACGCAAGATCACCATCAAGAAGAGATTTAGAATTAATGGAAATGCAAAGAAGTCAAAGAGATTCTCTTGACGATATACTTTCAGATCTCGAAAAAAAAAACTAGATAGCCCCCCAGAAGAATCCATTTCAGTTAAAGATGTTACCGATATCTTTTTTGATCCAACAGACCCAGTAGATTATGCAGCTTTAGCAGGGGGTCCTTTTGTCAAAACAGGATTATCTGCAAAAAAAGCTAAAAGATTGTATGATTCCTTACAAAGAATTAGACAAAGAAAACGTCAAGCTCAAGTAGATTTTAAAAGAGGGCAAGCCGAAGATAGAGTGGGAGAACTTGGAGGCAGCAAACTTATGAAAAAATCTAGCGATACATTTAAAGAATTGAGCATTAACGAAGAAAAAATATTAAAACAGCTAGAAGGCTACCAACCTGAATTACTTTAATGGCAAACAGAGCAGAAGTACTAGAAAACCTTAAACAAGCGGCGAAGCAAGGCAATATTCGTGAGGCTTATCGTGATTTTGAGGAACTTCCATTTATAGATCAAGTAGTTATTAGTGTATCTCCTGGAATCGGAGACGCACTTGCAGCCTTTGAAGTAGGAGAGTTTAGTTCTAGGGGTTCAAAAAATGTAGAAGATAAAGACTTTCTAGGAGCAGCGGGTAACTACGCCTTAGCTGGTTTAAGTTTTGCCAGTCTCTATCCTTTACTCAGACTCTTTCGTGGTGCCAAAGCTCTCAAAGCAATAGATCCTGTTGTTAGTACTCGAGCCTTACCTGCAAAAGTAGAAACAGCTGAAGTTTTTGGGGAGGCTGTCAAAGATGTACCCGTACCTAAAGTAGAAGAATTTAAGCCTTTGACTTTAAAAGAACTGATCTACCCAGGTACAAAAGTTAACAACCAAGGCTTAACATCCAAAGCCGCTAAGTTTATTAATACAAGTAAAAAATTACCCAATCAAGCTAAATTAGTAACTTATGTAAACGAATTAAAGAAAGCTGGTGTTCCTAAAGGTGAGTTAAGGTTATTAAATATACTAGACGAAGCAGATGAAATACATCCAAAACTGATTAATGAAATAGAATCTAGAAACCCTTTAGATAAAATTACCCGACAAAGATTAGCTAACTACATAAAATCTAATCAACAAGGAGCCATAAGTAAAAGGTTGGTTAGCAGTAATAAACATGCAAGACAAATAAAAGAATTAGGAGATGAATTTAAAAATATTAAAGAAAATACTTTTCATGTAAGGGGTATAGATAGAAAACAGTATGATCACTATCAAGAAAAGCCTCACAAAGACCATTTTGTTTTTGACAGTACAGCAGAATTAAAATTAACAGATGTTCCTGAATTACAAGATGTTAAAGAATTTATCGGCGGAGACAATCTTTTAAACGTAGCTAGAATTCAATCTGATTATGGAGAAGAAGTAGGCCAGCTTGCAAAAAGAAGAGCTGGTAGGCAAATTGATAAAATATATGGTGATGAAAGATTGCTTCCTTTGGTAGAAACACTTAAAGATAATAATAGTTACTTAGATTTTATTATTAAAACTGCGAGAGAATATCCGCAATTAAAATCACCAGAAAAACTTCGCGAGCAATTTATAAAAAATGCTAAAAAAGAAGGGGCTATAAAAACTTCTGGTATTTACGTTCCAGACAATATAGATGAAGAGTTTCCGCTTCATGTTTTTAAAACAATACAAGAAATTGTTAAAGACGCTAAAAAAGTGTTTCCTGTAACTCCATATCTTGATGGCAAAAAAGTAGTTGCTTTGAAAAAAAGTTTGGAGGAATACAACAGATTTTATCCAAAGGTAAATAGATTAGTTAAAGCGCAAGTAAAAAAACAAGATGAAATAACAAAATTACAAACAGAAAAAGGATTAACTTTAGACTCTCCTTCGTTGGCTGATGATTTAGCAGAATTAGAAAATATCACAAAGAAAAAAGATGATTTACTGTTTAACAAAATTACTCCAAATATTCACAATATTGAAGAATATAATTTATCTATAAAAGATTTAGAAAATGCAACGGGGAAAAAATTTACTGAATCTCTTAACAAAAGCTTGGATGAAATATTTTATGAGTTAGAAGCGATTAAACCTGGCTCTCCTGCTATGAGGCAAAAGTATGGACCAGGAACACCAGAAGACAGGGCTTTAAGATATTTTGAGGAAGTTGTAAATAATGATGAAATGACTTTTGATATTGGCAACGGAGTAAAAATACTTAAAGAAGCAATAAAACCAAAAACAAGTTCTTTATCAGGATACCCTATTGATCCTTATGCAAAAAGCACTAGAACCAACTACACGAAATTACCTTTAAGAGCTAACTTTTTGAAAGCTGTAGAAGAAGGCAAAGATGGTATGTATTTTGATTCAGCTGCAAAAAGATTAGGCAAAGAAGGTGGTGAAGACAATAAATTACTACAAGGAGTTTTTAAAGAAGGCGAAAATGAAATAGATAAAATGCTCAAAGAACTTGGTGTAGATCCCAAAGATTATGTTTTAAAACCTAAAGATATAGAGTTTAAGGGGCCTAACAATAAATTTGATGGTACCTACGTTAAGATTGATGACGAGATAAGAAAGCTGGTTAAAGAAAAAGGTATTGATGCATTTAGATTTGGAGGGCCTGTTAATGAAAGTAAGTTAGAAGCAACTGAAAGAAGATTAAATGCAGGCGAAGAAATAGATGATATTTTAAAAGACTTGTATGGAACAGCAATTGCAAACGAGTTCGGAGAATATGACTACAACGCTCCGCTTAAAAATTTTCAAGACTCTATAGAAAAAAATCTTTCTAATCAATTTGATTTTAAATACAAAGATGACTTAATGGATATTTATAAATCAGATAATCCTGAAGTTAATATTGAAAACAGAGCAAGAAAGTTTTCAACAAATTATATTAATAGTTTGTTAGATGATTTAAATCTACCTGTTGATGTAAGAAGAAATAATTACGGAACAAGCTTTGATAAAAGATTTAATGTAGCCCCAAACACTAACGTAACTTTAGATGCGTACAAATCAGATGATGGAGACTTTACAGGAAATTTAAATCTTAGGTATTCAAATAGAGGAAAATATGGAAATATAGATTTGCAATCTGAAATAAATGAGCTAGGAGATACGCAAGATAAAATTAAATACAACCAAGATATAGGGCCATTTTCAATACAAGCAGGAAAAACATCTGGAAGAGACGCAACAGGATCTGTAAGTTATAACTTACCCAGTATGTCTGTTGGTAACGCTCAAACCATTCAAGCGAGAGCTGTAGTTGATAATCTATTAAATGCTAAAGGACAACTGGATTATATTTACAACAACCCAAATACGGGATATTTTGTTAATGCTGGACTAGGACTTAACTCACAAAGAGGCCCAGAGTTTAATTTAAAATTTGGTAAAAACTTTTGAACCTAGCACATCTTTCTGATCAAGAGATTAAAGAAACACTTATACTCAAAGAACGTCTTGAGTTATTAAAAAAACAACAAGGTTGTCAAGAAACATTTCTAGAGTTTATTGATCACATGTGGCCTGAGTTTATTTGTGGCCGTCACCATAAAATATTTGCAGAAAAGTTAGAGGATGTTGCTAATGGTAAATGCAACAGGCTTATTATTAACATGCCTCCTCGTCACACCAAGTCTGAATTTTGTTCTACTTATTTTCCAGCTTGGATTATGGGTAAACAGCCAAGAAGAAAAATTATGCAGACCACTCATACAGGTGAGTTAGCTGTAAGGTTTGGTCGTAAAGTTCGTAACATGATGGATGCTGAAGAATACAAACAGATTTTTCCTAAAGTAGAACTACGAGCAGACTCTAAATCAGCGGGTCGTTGGGAAACTGACAAAGGCGGAGAATACTTTGCCGCAGGTGTAGGAGGAGCTATTACAGGTCGAGGTGCGGATCTACTCATTATTGATGACCCTCATTCTGAGCAAGACGCTTTGAGTCCTACGGCTATGGAAGCCTGTTGGGAATGGTACACCTCTGGACCTAGACAGCGTTTGCAGCCTGGTGGAGCTATCATTCTTGTGATGACACGTTGGAGTTCAATTGATCTAACGGCTAAGTTGTTAGACTCACAAAAAGAATCTTCAGCTGACCAATGGGAAGTTGTAGAGTTTCCAGCTATCTTTCCTGAAACAGAAAATCCTTTATGGCCCGAGTTCTGGTCTATAGATGAATTAGAAAAAGTAAAAGCTTCTTTACCTGTACAGAAATGGAATGCACAATGGATGCAGACACCTACCTCTGAAGAAGGTTCTATTGTCAAAAGAGAGTGGTGGAATGCTTGGGAAAGCGAAGCTTTGCCTCCAGTAAGTTATATTATTCAAAGCTACGATACGGCTTTTAGTAAAAAAGAAACAGCAGACTATTCAGCTATTTCAACGTGGGGTGTATTTAGACCTACACCCGATTCTCCTGATTGCATCATATTATTAGATGCGCAGAAAGACCGTTGGGATTTTCCAGAATTGAAAAGAGTAGCTTACGAAGAATACCAATATTGGGAACCTGATATGGTGTTGATTGAGGCAAAAGCTTCGGGTACTCCTTTAACTCACGAACTTAGAAGATTGGGTATACCTGTCGTTAATTACTCTCCAACCAGAGGACATGACAAGTCTACAAGAATGCACTCAGTTGCACCTATCTTTGAGTCTGGTTTGGTTTATGCACCCGAAAGAAAGTTTGCAGAAGAGATGATAGAGGAATGTGCTTCATTTCCCTTTGGTAAAAATGATGACCTATGCGATACTATGACTCAAGCCTTGATGAGATTCAGAGAGGGTGGTTTGGTTTCTCTTGGGGATGATTACGAAGATAGAGAGAAAGCGCCAGTAAAGAGGGTATACTATTAAGATGTTATTAATATTTCTTACAGAATATGAGGATAATGGTACAACATTTAGTGGCCCATGTATTATTTCAGAAAGCTGGAATCAAGCAGAAAAAGAAGCAACACGTTTTAATCTTAAAATTGTTGGCACTTTAGTTGACGCATTCCCAAGTTCTATGATTGAGGAAGAAGAAAAAAGAGTACTACACTAATGGCAATAGAAAAAGAAATTAATCCAACGGTTTTAAACGAAGAGAATCAAGTACCGCTTGGCCAAGAAAATATGAAAGTTGCTATTGAAGCAATTATGGAATCAGGGGCAGAAGGTTTTGAAATGCAAGAAGATGGTAGCGCTATCTTAGGCGAAACCATGACCGAAGAAGTAGAAACAGGATTTGATGAAAACCTAGCTGAAATTTTAGACGATCAACAACTAGCAAACATATCTAATGAATTGATGGCTGGTATTGAGAAAGATAAGGCTTCAAGAGAAGATTGGGAAAAAACTTATAAAGACGGTCTTGAATATTTAGGTATGAGGTTTGATGCTGAAAGATCTGAACCTTTTGAAGGTGCATCTGGTGTTATACATCCATTATTAGGTGAAGCTGTAACAACCTTCCAAGCTCAAGCTTATAAAGAACTTTTACCGTCAGGTGGTCCAGTTAAAACTCAAGTCATAGGAGCCTATGATTCTTTGATAGAAGAACAAGCACAAAGAGTTAAAGAATTTATGAACTATCAAATTACTCATGTAATGGAAGAGTTCGATCAAGAATTAGACCAGTTATTATTTTATTTACCATTAGCAGGATCTGCATTTAAGAAAGTTTATTATGATGAAAGTTTAGGTAGAGCTGTATCTAAGTTTATTGCACCCGAAGATTTAATTGTTCCTTACTATACAACCGATTTAGAAACCTGCCCTAGAATTACTAATGTTGTAAAAATATCAGAAAACGAAGTTAGAAAATTACAAGCACTAGGTTTTTATAGAAAGATAGATTTAGAAAGTGGTGATAACGCAGAAAACTATTCTGGTGTCAAAGAAGAAATAGACAAACTTTCTGGTATGGAGCCATCTTACGATGATGGAGAAGTATCTGTTCTATACGAAGTTCATTGTAATTTAGAACTTGACGGTTACGAAGACGTTGACGAAGAAGGTGAGCTTACAGGAATTAAGCTTCCTTATATCGTGACCATAGATGCTAATTCAAACGAAGTTTTATCTGTTAGAAGAAACTACAAAGAAGATGACGAACTTAAAAACAAAATAGAATACTTTGTACATTTTAAATTCTTGCCTGGTTTAGGTTTTTACGGATTTGGTTTAACTCATATGATTGGTGGTTTATCTAAAGCATCTACTTCAATTATGAGACAGTTAATTGATGCAGGAACTTTAGCAAACTTGCCTGCTGGTTTTAAAACTAGAGGTATAAGAATTAGAGATGAAGATACTCCTATACAACCAGGAGAGTTTAGAGATGTTGATGCGCCTGGAGGATCTCTTAGAGATTCAATACAACCGTTACCATTTAAAGAACCTAGTGGCACACTTCTTAGTTTATTAAACATTCTAGTTAACTCAGGTCAAAAATTTGCATCTATTGCAGAAATAAATACAGGACAAGGTAATCCAAACGCTCCTGTAGGAACTACATTAGCTTTATTAGAAAGATCTACCAAAGTATTATCGGCTATCCATAAAAGGCTACATAATTCTCAAAAGAAAGAATTTAAAATATTAGCTGATGTATTTAAAGAATATTTACCGCAAGAATATCCATATGCAGTAGCAAATAATGAAACAACAATTAAGTTATCTGACTTTGATCAAAGGGTAGACATCTTCCCTATATCTAACCCAGATATATTTAGTCAGTCACAAAGAATTGCTATGGCGCAGGAGATGATGCAGTTAGTACAATCTAACCCACAAGTTCATGGCCCTAACGGCACTTACGAAGCTTATAAAAGAATGTATGCAGCGATTGGTGTAGACAACGTAGAACAAATACTTACACCACCACCTCCGACAGATCCACTTCCTTTAGAAGCTGGATTTGAAAACAACCAATTGTTATTAGGTCAGCAAGCTCAAGCATTCCCACAACAAAATCATGATGCACATATTGCTATTCACATGTCTTTGTTGAATACACCACCTGTTCAAATGAATGCTCAGGTTCAAGCTTTGATACATTCTCACATCATGCAACATTTACAAATGAAAGCAGATATATTGGGTGAACAACAAATGCCGCCAGAAGTTATGCAACAGTTCCAACAGTTACAACAACAGGCTCAACAAGCATCACCAGAAGAAGCACAAAACTTATCTATTCAAGCAGGCGATCTATTGGCACAATTCTCAGCTCCAATACTTGCTGAGTTGTTAGTAGAGTACAATCAGAAAGTCGCTTCTCCTCAAGACGAAGATCCATTAGTTGCAATTAGAAAACAAGAGCTTGCGTTAAAAGGCCAAGAGCTATCTATAGAGCAACAACAATTCTTAGCGGCTGAACAAAGAAAGATTCAAGAAGCTCAACAAAGAATGAATGTTGATAGAGAAAGAATTGGTTCTCAAGAAGAAATAGCAGAGCTTAGAGATGAAACTGCCAGAGCAAGATTAGAACAACAAGCTAGATTTAAATTGTTAGATGCCAGAAACAAAAACAGTTAAAGGTTGGTACTGGGATGACGTTAATAAACGTATGTACCGATGGCATGACTTGATGTTGTTACTTCGTGAAAGAGAGTTAAAGAAAAAGAATGCCTAAGACTTGGGTTAAAGAAAAAATTACTCGTATTAAGAAAAAAACATCTATCGGCAACAGTCGTTTAAGTGATGGCGCTGGAACTAATAAAAATCAAAGGCGAAAAAAATATAGAGGACAAGGTAAATAAAAACTTGCAAATAATTTATTTAACCAAGATAATAAACAACATGATAAAAAGAACTGAGATATCACAACAAAAAACTCCAACTGTAACCAAGAATAAAGCTAGGTACAGTAATAAAGGTCTTGCTCCTTTAAAAACAGATGCAGGAACTTTTGATGCCAATACAACACCTAAACCTGGAATGGGTAAAGGTAAAGCTAGAGGTATGGGCGCTGCCGAATATGGTGGCAAGTTTTCTGGCATTTATTAAGTGTCAGTAGTTTGGATAAGCCAAAAGTTTTTAAAAGAACTTGAGGCTCAAAAAGAAAGTGTGAAGGATGTTATTTTAGCTGGGGCTAAAGACTTTGCACAATATCAGTATCTGTGTGGACGTTACAGCTCTCTCGTTGACGCAGAAAATTCATTTAGGGAGCTGCTGGGAAAAATACAAGAAGATGCCGAAGATACACGTACCTGACCATGTTGCTCAAGCAATAGAAGAAGAAACCAAAACCAAAAACGAAGCCAAGAAGAAAGAAAAAGAAACTCCCCCTGCCGAGGAAACAATTCCTTATGTAGAGCAAGGTGCAAGAGTTTTAGATCCTACTCTTTTAGATAAATCAATTTTAGAAAGAATGCCTCAACCGACTGGATGGAGAATACTTATTCTTCCATACAAAGGTAAGGCAGTAACAGAAGGTGGAATCCACTTAGTACAATCAACGGTTGATAGAGAATCTCTAGCAACGGTTGTAGGGTATGTTGTTAAAATGGGTCCTGATTGCTACAAAGACTCTAGCAAGTTCGCTGAGGCTTGGTGTCAGGAAAAACAATGGGTGTTGATAGGAAGATATGCTGGCGCTCGCTTTAAGTTAGGTGATGAATCTGAATGCAGAATCATTAATGATGATGAAGTGATAGCTACCATTTTAGATCCTGACGATATCCTTGCAGTATAAGGAGCAAATATGTCAGAAGAAGCAAAAAACGAAGAAATAGTTGATGAGGGTGAAGTTGTTGAAGTAGATTTACCAGAGGAAAAACCTAGCGGTAAAATTGCAGATATAGCGCCACAAGAAGAAAATGATGAAGAGGCTGAGAAGGCTATTGAAGATGTGTCTGAAGAGCCAGAAGAAAAGTCAACAGATGAATTAGAAGACTATTCTGAAAAAGTTCAAAAAAGAATTAGTAAGCTTACTCGAAAATTAAGAGAAGCTGAAAGAGGCCAAGAATCTGCTTATGAGTATGCAAAAAGAATTGCAGAAGAAAATCAACATCTAAAAACTAGATCTTCAACCTTAGATAGATCTTATCTACAAGAAGCAGAAAGCAGACTAAAGTCTCAAAAAGCACAAGCTTTAGCAGCCTTAAAAAATGCGCATGAAGTTGCAGATTATGAAAAGGTTGCCAAAGCTCAAGAAGTTTTAGCAAAAATAGCAGTAGAAGAAAACAAAGTTACAACTTCAAAAACTCAACTAGAATATCAACAACATGTTCAAGAAGAGCAACAAACTAATTATCAAAATTATGTTCAACAACCTCAACAAAATGTTACTCCTCAGTTAGGAGAAAGAGAACAAGCTTGGGTTGAAAAGAACGAATGGTTTGGTCAAGACGAGGTAATGACCATGGGTGCTATGGCAATCAACAATCAGTTAGAAGTTGAAGGCTTTGACGTTGGTTCAGAAGAGTACTATACTGAGGTCGATAGGAGAATTCGTAAAGAGTTCCCGCAGAAGTTTACAGAATCTTCTGTTAAATCTAAGCCTCAACAAAAGGTGGCTTCAGCTGGAAGAGTTGCTGGTAATCCAGGCTCTAACAAAAGACAAGTAAAATTGTCTCCATCTGAAGTTCAAATGGCTAAAAGATTAAACGTGCCGCTGGGCGAGTACGCTAAATATGTTAAAAGGTAAAACTATGACAGAAGATAAAAAAGATTTAAACAGAACACCACGTTCTGCCGACACTCGAGCTAAAAAAGTTGCTCGCAAACCCTGGAGTCCACCATCAATGTTGGATACTCCTCCCGCACCTGAAGGTTATACCTACAGGTGGATCAGAGCTGAAATCGCAGGTAGCGAAGACAGGAAAAATGTAACTTCGAGGATGAGAGAAGGTTTCGATCTTGTCAGAGCCGAAGAGTTAGATGGATTCGAGCTTCCTACTTTAGATGACGGTAAACATGCGGGAGTAGTTTCAGTTGGCGGTTTGCTGCTGGCTAAGATTCCTAACGAAACACGCGAAGAAAGAAACTCCTACTTCGCAGATCGTGCGCACACTCAGCAAGATGCTGTAGATAACGATTTATTAAGAGAATCTGACCCAAGCTCTCCGATGTTAAAACCAGAGAGATCAAGCAAAGTAACTTTTGGCGGTGGTCAACGTAGTTGATCATCAAATTTTTTAATTTTAAATAATATAGGTGACTTATTATGTCTAACAAAAATGCACCCTTTGGAGCAAGAGTAGTAGGTAAATTAGGTTCTGGTGTCGCTAATGGCGGTATGACGGAATATAAAATTGCTTCTGGCGCTTCTGGGAATATTTTTTCAGGCGATTTAGTTAAGATGCTTAATACTGGTACTATTTTAGTAGCAGCAGCTGGTGATGAATCAGTAGGCGTCTTTAGGGGTTGTCAGTATACTGATAGCAGCGGAGACGTTGTTTTTAGTTCTTACTTCCCTGATGGGACTGTATCGTCCGATATTGTAGCGTTTGTGGTAGATGATCCTAATGCTGTATTTGAAATTCAGAGCGCAGGTTCTCCAGCGCAGACTGATGTTGGCTTAAATGCAGATATTTCTTATACTTCTGGCTCAACCAAAACTGGTATGTCAGCGGTGGAATTATCTGGAACAACAGCCGCAACAACTGCGACTTTCAGAATTATGGGCTTTAGCTCTGATCCATCTAACAGCACTACAGGCTCAGCTAACGTAAATGTTATAGTTAAGTTTAATGAGCATTTCTATGTCGATCCTACAGGAGTTTAATAATGGCAATAAATAGAGCGCAATTAGCGAAAGAATTAGAGCCTGGCCTAAATGCCTTATTCGGTATGGAATATGCTAGGTATGAAGCAGAACATACAGAAATCTTTGATACAGAGAGTTCTGATAGAGCGTTTGAAGAAGAAACTTTAATCGTTGGGTTTGGTAATGCTGAAGTAAAAGCTGAAGGAAGCGGAGTCAGATTTGACAATGCTAACGAAGGTTATACTTCTCGTTATACTCACGAAACAGTTGCTTTAGCATTCGCGCTAACAGAAGAAGCTGTTGAAGATAATTTGTATGATCGTCTTGGTGCTAGATACACAAAAGCATTAGCTAGATCTATGGCTAATACTAAACAAATCAAAGCTGCGGCTGTATTGAACAATGCGTTTGATACAACAGGCGGAGATGGTGTAACTTTAATCAATACTGCTCACCCTCTAGGGGGCGGCGGTACTTTAGCAAATAGAGCAACCACTATGGCGGATCTTAATGAAACTTCACTTGAAGATGCATTAATTAATATCTCTACATTTACGGATGATAAAGGTCTTAATATTGCACTAAAAGGAATGAAGTTGATTGTTCCACCTCAGTTGCAGTTTGTTGCTGACAGATTATTACAAACTCCTGGGCGAGTTGGTACTTCTGACAACGACATTAACTCAATCAGAAATCAAGGTATGATTCCTGATGGCTATGTTGTAAATCATTATCTAACAGATACAGATGCTTTCTTCTTGAAAACAGACTGTCCTGATGGATTTAAGTATTTTGAAAGATCTCCAATGCAAACTGCATTAGAAGGTGATTTCGATACTGGAAACATGAGATACAAAGCTAGAGAAAGATATTCATTCGGATATTCTAACTTCAGAGCCGTTTACGGTTCTCAAGGAGCTTAATTGAACGGTTGATTGTAGCGTTTTTTACTCAACTACAATTATTGGGGGCTTAACAGCCCCCTTTTTTTCCTCTAAATTTACAATTCGTATAAAAATATGTAGAATTGAGGCATGAACATTCTTAGTGATGTTGTATCCCTATCCCAAAACCCCTGCACAGGTGTTTGCTCAACTACGTATGGAACAGACGAACAATGTGCTGGTTGTGGCAGAACTTTAGAAGAAATTAGAGATTGGAATAGCTATTCTGATCTACAAAAGAAACTAATAAATATAGACCTAGCGGTTAAATATGATATAAGACAAAAGAAGGAGTACAACAACATGTCAGTAAATTCAAAAATTCAAGATATAAACGGTAGATTAATTACAGCTCAAGCACTAATAGAGATGGTGGGAGCAGATATGTTAGAACATTTTGGTAAGGATCCTATCATTAAAGAAACCTACGAATCATTAGTAGAAGCAAGAAATAAAGTATTGGAAGCAAAAGATTCACTTCCTATTGCTTTAGAAGATGCCTCATAGTAAACTGAATTCAGTTAATTAGCTTGATGAGGACCGTAAAGGTTTCCATTAATACAAATAAAAGGAGTTCATAATGGCTAATCCACATTTTCAAAATCTAATACTATGGGCAGGTAATACTGTTGCTAGTAAAAGTAAAAAAGACTTACCGATGTTTCAACCATATCCATCGGATCAAACGTACTACGGTTATTTTAATGACTTTATGACGTACAACTCTGGTGATTGGACAATCACTACAACTGAAGCTGGTACAGGAAGTGCAACAGAAGCAGTTACTTCATCCGCTGGTGGAGCTTTATTGCTTACTAATGCAGCTGGAGATAACGATCTAGACTTCTTACAGTTAAAAGGCGAAGCATTTACACTTGCTGCTGGAAAAAGAGCATTCTTTTCAAGCAGATTTAAAGTAAGTGATGCAACTCAAAGTGATTTCGTTATGGGATTACATATAACTGATACATCTCCTCTTGATGTAACAGATGGTGTTTATTTCATTAGTGCAGATGGAGCAGCAACAGTTGATCTTTCTGTTGAGAAAAACAATTCCGCTACTACAGCTTCAAGTATCGCTACTATGGCAAATGATACATTTATTACTTTAAGTTGGTTTATTGACCCAAATACTTCAAACGTGCATTACTCTGTTAATAATGCAGAGCCTTTAGTTCTTGCAGATACTAACCTTCCAAATGATGAAGACCTCACTATTTCGTTTGGTATTCAAAATGGTGAAGCAGTAGCAAAAACTATGACTGTCGATTACATTAATGTAATGATAGAAAGATAGGAGTAAATAATGGCAGGTAGAATTGTAGGTTCTGATGTAAAAACAGCTACCAGCGTTAGCGCTGCTACAGGCGGTGCTGTATTACAAGGTGGCCGATCAAGATTAAGAGGTTACATAATCGCAGGAGGATCTTCTGACGGTACTGTAACTTTTAGAGACGGTTCTGTTACTGGCACCACTCTTTTAATTGCTCCTTGTAATGCAAACGATACTGAGACTTTAAATATACCTGATTCAGGTGTTCTGTTTGAAAGCGGTATTCACGTTGTATTAAGTAATATAGATAGAGTAACTGTTTTTCATTCTTAACATCTTAACTTTGTAGTAGCATCCTTGTGGTGCTACTATATTAATTAATATGGCAACACGAAGGAAAGCAAAACCCATACGAAGAACTACCAGAGGCAAGGGAGCTAATTACCGTCCTACGAAAAAAGGAGCTGGTATGACAGCAAAAGGTGTAAAAGCCTATCGTAAAGCCAATCCAGGATCTAAATTAAAAACTGCTGTAACAGGCAAAGTTAAAAAAGGAAGCAAAGCGGCTAAAAGACGTAAGTCTTATTGCGCTAGATCTCTTGGACAGCTTAAAAGAAGTTCAGCTAAAACTAGGAATGATCCTAACTCAAGAATACGTCAAGCAAGACGAAGGTGGAAGTGCTAATGGCAAAAGGAACAAAAGACGCTTGTTATCACAAAGTAAAATCAAGATATAAAAAATGGCCCTCTGCTTATGCAAGCGGAGCTTTGGTTAAATGCCGTAAAGTAGGCGCTAAAAACTGGGGCAATAAAAGCAGGGTTAAAAAAGCATCTGGTGGAGCCATTAGAGGTCAAGGTTGCATTATGAATAATAGAAAACGATAATGGCTGAAGAAGGTTTAAAAAAGTGGTTTTCACGCAATAAAGGCAAAGGTTGGATAGACTGTAAAACTGGCAAACCATGTGGCAGAAAGTCAGCTACAAAATCTAAAAGACCATATCCTGCATGCAGACCAACGAAGGCTCAATGCAATGCAGCGGCCAAAAAGAAAAAAGGACCAGATAGAATTAGCTGGCAAAAAAAGTCCACAGGAGGACCTATGAGTAAAAAATTTGGTATGGATGATGGTGTTCAAACTTCTTATGAAAAGAAAAGAGGTGATGCTATTGAAAGAGCTATGTCTAAGCAAAATAGAATCAAGAAATCTAATGGTGGGTTTATTGCCAAAGGATGTGGTAAAGTAATGAACAATAAAAGAAAGGTAACAACCATAAGTTAGGAGCAAATATGCCAGGAAAACAAAAAAAAGATCCAAAAATTCAAGCAAGACTTGATGCAAAAGTTAGACCAGACGAGCCTGTATCAGAAGATCGTATTTATTTAAATATGCCTAAGAAAAAAGCTCCTGCAAAGAAAAAAACAGTTAAAAAAGGTAAAAAATAATGAAAAATACAAAATACAGCAGCATTATGAAAAAATCTAAAGGCGGAAGCATGATGAAGAAGTCTAAAGGTGGAAGTATCATGAGAAAGTCCAAAGGTGGAAGCATGATGAAAAAATCAAAAGGTGGATCTGTAATAGCAGGAAACGCAAACCGAAGAAGAGCTGATCAAAGTTAATTAGTGCCACATCTTATAAGTAACATCCCACATTTTAAATGCTGGGTTAGGAGAGAGTTTACTCACAATCATCAAAAGTACCAAGATGAGTACATACACGCGCTTGCAATAGCGGTAAATACTATTCCAGATAGATCTCTAAGCTTCCATGTTGTATTTACTGGAGAAGAGGCTAATTGTGATGATTGGGACGAGGGAAACATTCATGGAGGCGCTATGTGGGCTAGAATGCCTATTCAAGGATTAGTTGCTGATATTCCTATGGAAGAGTTTCCAAAGCCTATGGAAGATCATTTAGTTCAACCTTGGGATTGTGAATCAAGAGATCATTCAGTTGTAATAATGGACAGGGTAAGTTCTTCTCCTTGGCTAGCAAAAATAGGAGCAGAATTTTATACAGCTAAATATTTGTTTACGGTTGATTACACCAATAATGAAATTGCAGATGACCCTGCACAACACAAACAATCTCATGTATTATATATAACTGAGGATTGTGAATGGAAAGGTAACTTGATTGCTTTGCCAAATAACAGAGTAAGGGCAACAAGTCCTGCATTATGGGTTACAGGTGAAGGACCTCCAGATTTTAAGCCGTCACAATGGGCGCATTCTGCTGAAGGTCATGAAAGTTATTTAGATCCATCAATTACATTTAACAATTTATATGAGAAATAAATGGCAACTTCAAACAGTACAAATTTTGAACCAAACGTAACAGAGTTTATTGAAGAAGCTTACGAGCGCTGTGGTCTTGAATTAAGAACAGGGTACGATCTAAAAACTGCAATAAGAAGTGTTAATTTAATGCTTGCAGAATGGGCCAATAGAGGCCTAAATCAATGGACAATAGAGCAAGATACTCAAACGGTTACTCAAGGAACAGCTGAATACACTTTAAATTCTAATGTAATAGATATTTTAGACGTTGTAGTTAGGAGAACGGTTAATAATGTTCAAACTGACATTTCTATCAGTAGAGTTGGTAGATCTGCATACTTAAATATACCAAACAAAGAAACTCAAGCTAGACCGTCTCAATACTTTTTAGACAAAACAATCTCTCCTGTTTTAAAAGTATGGCCAACCCCAGAAAATTCTACCGATATTTTGGTATTTAATAAAATTATTAGAATGGATGATGCAGATACTGCAATTAATACTATGGATATGCCTTTTAGATTTTATCCTTGTTTTGTTGCAGGCTTATCTTATTATTTATCTTTAAAAAAAGCCCCACAATTAACTCCTCAGTTAAAAGCTTTATATGAAGAAGAATTTAGAAGAGCTGCCGATCAAGATGAAGATAGAGCCTCTTTTAAAATACGACCAAGTATTAGGATGAATTAAAATGGCATATGCGCTTGGTAAATTTGCTATAGCACTATGCGATAGATGTTCTTTTGAATTTAAGCTTAGTGAATTAAAAGAAGAGTGGACAGGTTTTAAAGTTTGCTCTGAGTGTTATGAGCCAAAACATCCTCAATTAGAGCCAGAGCCTCATGTTTCAGATCCTGAAGCTTTATATAAACCAAGACCAAATAATGATACAGAAGCTGGCGAAGGTTTTGTAGTAGTTACCAGTTCTAGTATTTTTCAAGATGATTTTATGAATCCTTCAATCCTGCCTACAAACTTTACAGTTGATAAACTGACATCATCATTAGGAAGCGTTACAATTACACTATCATGACATTATCTGAACTAAAAACATTAATACAAAATTATGTGCAAAATAGTGAAACTACTTTTGTTGCTACTCTTGATGATTTTATTCAAATAGCAGAAGACAGAATATTTGAATTAGTTCAATTTGATTATTTTAGAAGAAATGTACAAGGATCTATGACGGCTGGTTCTAGATTTTTAACAGCTCCAAATGATTTTTTATTATCTTTTTCATTATCTGTAATTGACAGTAATGGTGATTATCATTATTTAGATAAAAAACATCCTAGTTTTATGCAGGAGTACACACCAGATCCTACAGATTCTTCAGAAAGAAGTAGACCTTTATATTATGGAGATTTTGATAAAGATTTAAATACTGGTTTAAAAGAATCTACTTTAATTATTGCTCCAGTTCCAGATCAAAACTATACAACTGAACTTCATTATTTGTACAAACCAACTTCTTTAGTGACAGATACAACAGGAACTTGGATTTCAGTAAATGCAAAAAATGCTTTATTATACGGTTCATTAGTAGAGGCTTACACTTTTATGAAAGGTGATGCTGATATGATGAATCTTTATGAAAAAAGATTTAATCTAGAAATTTTAAGATTAAAGAATCAAGCAGAGGCTAGAGGAAGAAGAGACGAATATCGTTACGATTCTTTACGAACTTCTGTTTCGTAAAAAAAGGAGAGAAAATGAAAAAAATTAAAAGCCTTAAAGGTAAAACTGTAGCTATTGTGGGTATGGGAAAAAGTTGGTTTGATTACAACCTAGCAAAATCTCATGGAACTCACTTTGATGAAGTATGGGCTATCAACGCAGTAGCATCTGTAATTTATCATGATAGAGTATTTATGATGGATCCAGCATCTAGATTCTTAGATACTGATGATGCAGGCGGTCAAACCGATAGTATGTCTAAATTACTAACAGAACATGAAGGCCCTATTTATACTTGTGAACTAGATGAGCGTTGTCCAGGTCTTAAAAGTTATCCCATTAAAGAAATTGTAGAACAAACAAGTTGTTTTTATTTAAATAATACGGTTGCCTATGCAATAGCTTTTGCTTATTGGAATGAAGTAGCTAATTTGAAATTATTTGGTATAGATTTTTCTTACAAAGGTAATCTGCATTTTGCAGAAGCAGGCAGAGCCTGTTGCGAATTTTGGTTATCAAAATGTATATCTAAAGGTATTCAAGTAGAAGTTGCTCATAGTAGCGCTTTATTAGATACAGACGTACCAGCAGAGCAAAAACTATACGGCTATCATAGGCTTGCAGATCCTTTGGTGGTGTTACAAAACGAAGATTCTGTACAAGTAAAAAAATTAAGTGATTTAGATATAAAAAAAGTTCATCAAGAACCTGTAATGATTGACAAGCATGATACCCACCTTAAAAAAAATAAAGTAGGAGAACCTAACAAATGGTAATGAGTTATAAAGCTGGACCCGAACTAGGGATTATTGAAGTACATACAACAGAAGAGGGAGGCCATCCAATTGAGTTTTGGTCTAGCCTTTGTATAGAAAGAATTGTTCAAGTAAGTGAAGAAGCGCCAGAAGAAGTTCAAAACCAAGTAAAAGAGTACAAAGACAATATTCAAAAAGTTATTGAACAATATATGCAAAATGCTATAAAATCTGATAGGATTACAATAAATAATCAATTAGATAGAGCGGGTTTAAAAGAAGCCTCTGATTTAATTAGGAAACTATAATTATGGCAATTGCATCAACACTTACAACAAGTTTTAAAGTAGAGCTTTTAAAAGGTAATCATGACTTTGATAACGGAGCTGATACTTTCAAATTAGCTTTGTATACTTCTTCAGCAACTTTAGGAGCTACCACTACTTCCTTCACCACTACAGGTCAAGCATCTGGTACTAACTATACTTCAGGTGGAGCTAACTTAACCAATGTAACTCCAACAAGTTCTGGAACAACAGCTTTTACAGACTTTGCTGATTTAACTTTTGGTACTGCTACTATTACTGCTAGAGGTTGTATGATTTATAACAGCTCTGATAGTAACAAATCAGTAGCAACAATTGACTTTGGTGGCGATAAAACATCTACCGCTGGAGATTTTACTATTGTATTCCCAGCAGCAGCAGCTTCTACAGCGATTATAAGAATCGCCTAGCCTTAAATGGCTTTTATTAACGGTTGGGGTAGAGGCACTTGGGGTCAACTCGGGTGGGGCGAAGGCTCTATACCAATCACTCTTACTGGATTAGCCGCTACATCAGCTTTAGGTGCGCCTGGAGTTAATGGTAAAGCAGTCGCATCAGTAGCTGGTTTAAATGCAACATTAGGCGCAGTTTCAGTCACAATCAACGCAGATGCTAATGCTACTCCATCAGGATTAGCAAGCACTTCAGCATTAGGAACAATAGCCAGCGTAACTGGTAAAGCAAATATAACTCCAGCCAGTCAGGTTGGAACTTCTGCTTTAGGTACAGTTACCCCAGAAGCTCAAGCTGTTGTTTCTATATCTAATTCATTAGTTTCTACTTTAGGAAATGTTTCAGTATTGGTTGATGCAGAGGCAACCATCATCATTAGTACAGGTTTGGCAGGAACAAGTGCAGTTGGTACACTTACAACAGTTACAGAAAATGTTTTTAATGTTCAATTAAATGAAATGGTTTCAAACGATCCATTTGTTAACCCAACAGTTAATGCAGCAGCAACAACCACACTTACAGGATTGTCAGCTACAGGAGAATTAGGGCATGTTTTCAAATGGGAGGATATTGATGAGTCTCAAACTCCAAATTGGACAGATGTGGCCGCATAATTTAATATACAATAAGCCATTAAAGATGGCATAATAAATGCTCAGAGGTAAAAGATGGCAGCTTATACAAACGATTTAAGACTAAAAGAAATTGCAACAGGTGACGAAAGCGGAACTTGGGGCGATTCTACTAACACTAATTTAGAATTAATTGGTGATGCTTTTGGTTATGGAACAGAAGCTATAACAACTAACGCAGACACTCATACAACAACAATAGCAGACGGTTCAGCAGATGCTGGACGAGCTATGTTCTTAAAATATACTGGAACTTTAGACTCAACTTGCACTATTACGATTGGACCTAATACGGTTTCAAAAGTATGGATTATAGAAAATGCTACCAGCGGATCTCAAAGTATTATTATTAAACAAGGTTCAGGAGCTACAGTTACCATTCCAACTGGAATGACATCTGTAGTTTATTCTGACGGAGCAGGTTCAGGCGGAGCTATGATTGACGCTTTAA